TATACATAGAAACTCATTACACAATTACCCGCTTTTATGTGCGCTTAACTGCTGTTATATCAATGGTTTTGAGGACGGTTAAGGGCGGTTAAAAGCGGGTGAGTGTAGATAATTCATATATTATTTCTCTATCATTTCTATACTGGTATTCCTACACTATGGGGAGGCTGCCAAAGTATAGGAGTATGTGTGTAGGAATAGTATTAGGCCAGAAAGGAACCGCCCCCGGCTGCTGCGAACAGTCAAGGGCGGTTGTGTGTTGTCAGGCGAGTTCAATCACTTCGGGTTCGGGGACAAGCATCCCTTTTCTCAAGCCATGCTTTACGGCTTTCTTTGTTTGTTGGGCTGCGGCCGCGCCGTAAACCTTAACAAAACGCCACGCCTCAGCGGGATGAGCATCAGTATAAGCATCAGCTTGATCGATTGTCATGCGTCTGATTTCTTCATTGGTCAATCTGGCCATGGAAACACCTCCTTTCTGGTCTAATAGTGTTCCTCCACGCCAGTTTGTTTCTCCATGTATGAGGTGTCTCCTTTCGATTGAATAGCATACCACAAAATGTAGGGGTGCGCAAGCCTTACTCCTACTATTTTATTTTCTCGATTTCCTCCCGGAGCCAGGCGAACTCCCGACGGGTATAGACCTTCTCGGTGATGTCGGAGATCTTGTGGCCTACCATATATTTGATAGCATACTCGTCTACTCCATAGCGCTTGGCCATGGTGACAAAGTGGGTACGGCCGTCGTGCGGACGGTGATTGGGGTTTAGCTTTAGCTCGTCCCGAATACGCTCGAAGGCTTTCTGATACCGGGCGTAGGTCAACTTGATGTTTTTCTTGTTGCGGTTATTGGGGGCTGCCCAGTTGAGCAGATAGGGACTTCCAAGGGCCTCCGCCTCCTGATATTTTCGGAGCACCAGGTCTTGGATGCGGGAGTGAATCGGGACGACACGGTTTTCTCCGGCATCGGTCTTTATACCGCCCCGAAAGGTCCAATTCTCCAAGTCCACATCTTTCAGTTCCAGTAAACCAAGCTCCTGAGGGCGCCAACCGGAGTAACATTGGATCAGCAGAATGTCGATGCCCTGCTTGCTGCTAATATTTGTCCAAAGCAAGTCCATCTCTTCATCGGTGAAGGCGATGTGCTCCTTTTTCACCGACTGGATTTCTTTGACCGTCTCCTCGGTGAGATTGAAGGTACGGGAGTAGTTCCGGTCTACCAATTCGTATTCCAAAGCGTAGTCCAGCATCATGTTAAACAGGGATTTAATTTGGTTCTTCATGGTAGCGCTGGGGTGCTGCTCTTTGCCGCGTATGATGGCAACGCCTTCCTCCATGCAGCCCTTCACATGCCGGGCCCGAATGTCCATAACCCGCATTTTATAGACTCCCGAACAGTAGGCCCAGGCCGAGGTGACGGACTTAGTGCTCTTCACCGTCTTCTCATATTCCGGGAGCCATTTGTCGTAGAGCTCCTGCATGGTGATGGACGGCTCCAGGTCGTAGGGGTTCTTATTATATTCCACCAGGGCGGCATAGGCGTCGTTATAGGTGGCGAAGTAGGACTCCGGTTTGAGGGGTTTGCAGATAGGCTTTCCCTCCGGCGTCTTCCCCACCGTTACCATTGCACGGAATGGATTTCGTAAATTACGATTTTTGATCTCGCTAATCTGACCAAAGCCGTTCGGCAACCGCCGGCGCTTGTTGGATTTGCGAGGTCTTTTTTGCTTTTCAGAGGGTTTCAGCGGGTAGCCGCAATGGGGACAGGCATTCGCTTTGTCACTCACCGGCAGTTCGCACTCTGGGCATTGGGTCAGCATGGTTGGCTCCTTTCCTTTATTCAGAGTTGATTTACCGTTCCTAATCATATATGATAGTGTATGAATTGTCAAGTATATTCCTACACAATATTTTTTAATTTAGATTAGAGGGCGGCCTATGGTGATGCAGGACCAATCCACCTGCCCAAAGTGCGGCGGGGAACTGAAATACTATGACAGCGTGCCAAGGATTGTACGGACGAAGGGGCGGGAGACAACCAGAGTGCCCATGCGTCGGTTTCGGTGCGCCCACTGCGGGGCAGTTCATCGAGAGCTGCCGGAACTCCTGTTCCCCTACAAGCAGTATGAGGCAGAGGTCATCATCGGCGTACTGGAGGGGCTTATTACCTGTGAAACACTGGGGTTTGAAGACTTCCCCTGCGAGATGACCATGCTGCGGTGGCTTTCGCAGAAAGCACAGCTCCTTTTATGGAGGTATCCATAAGCGAAAGGAGTTTTGTAATCATGAAATTGATACCTGTTGACGCAATACCGAAGGTGAGCGGTTATCACAAGCTGCAAGACTTGATTGAGGAATTTGTAAATGGCGACGCTAAAATCGTAAAGGTGGATTTTGGTGAGGACGACTACAAATCCCCAACGGTCTGCCGGTCTTGTCTGTCTGCGGCCATCAAGCGGTCAAAGCGTTCGGTCAAGGTATGGAGACGTGGAAATGAAGTGTTTCTGAGCAAGGATATTTGACAAAGGATTGAGCCGCCTTTACAGCGGCTCTTTCTTTTGTTCCAGCTGTTATATTTCTAACTTAGATTAGACCGGCTTATCCTAAGTTAGAAATCAAAAGACTTGGAACCATTCGCAGATTTTGCAAATTCCTTTATGGAGAAGAAGATGGATAGATGCTGGTGAAAATCCAGCGGTGAGACACGAAGGCGTGCCGCCAAGTAATAACTTAATAAAAGATGGCACCCACCGGGCAACGGTTTTCGTTGGGCCGACCCTGAAGTCATTTCCTTCTCTTTTATTTTTCGCGATTCTGGCAGAGTCCTTTATGGAGGTGACGGTTGTGAAAACCAGGAAAATTCTGAGCACGATCGGAACATTCGCGATTGTGGGCGCGGTATCAACAGCGGGCGCTGCTCTGTGGACGAATGTTCTGGACAGGAAATTTCAAATGGTCAAAGTCAGACTGACACATCCGAAGTCAGACAAAATTATATTCGTCGACTTCAAGAAAGCAAAGAGGGATCTGGGCCGCTAACACAGCGGCTCTTCCCTTTCCGCACGAACAACATTGCCTATTATGGAGACCAAAAACTTTAGAGAGGTGACCAGTATGAACAAGCAGAAACGGACCGAGAAACCTATCACCTGGGGCGGATACCTCAAATTCTGCGGCGTATTTACGGTAATCAGCACAATCATTAGTGCTGTCTACTTCATCGCCCTGTTTGAACCGGCCTGGTGGATCGGGTTTCGGAAGACAGTGTCGAAGCTGTTCAATGGTTGGGCTCGTCGAAGGAGCCGTTTCTAAGAGAAAAGGGGTCGCTTTCCGGCGGCCTCTTTCTTTTTATTTCCACCGAGGTTGTTTTCACAAAAAGCAGTTCCTTACTTAGAATAGCCGTTGAAAGGAGGTAAACGCCAATGAATGAACAGGAGTTTCATCCCGGGTCTGTTCCTGTCGCCGTGGTCGCCCGTGTCTATGGAAAAGATGCGTCCTGGATCAGAGCTGGCATCGTATCCGGTTGGCTGCCAATCGGCAAGGCTACCCGCAACGGCAATTTGGTGACCAGCATCGAGGAGATGGATTCCCGGTACGGACGAATCAACTTCTACATCTCCCCAAAGCGGCTGTACGAGGAGACCGGATACTTTTGGAGAGGAGAGCGACGATGATGGCCAATGATATTCGCCCGGAGGTTTCGCAGAAGAACCCGTACTGGATCGGCAAGCACCGCTACTATGAGCTGAAGCACTTCTGCCTGCAATACCCGATCTGGAAGAAGGCTTACCTGTCTTTGGACGCTCTGAGCAAGCGGCCGGCTGACCTTCAGGTCTTTATCAAGAGCGGGCAGATGAAGGGGGACCCAACGGAGCGCTGCGCCCAGTCCAGGCTCTTCTTCGCGGACCGCATGGAGATGGTGGAGCAGGCGGCCATTGGCGCGGACCCTGACCTCTACCAATATCTGATACGGGGCGTGACCGAGGGGCTCTCCTATGACGCGCTGAAGATGAAGTATGATATTCCGTGTTGCCGGGACGTCTACTACGCCGCGTACAGACGGTTCTTCTGGCTGCTGAGCAAAAGGAGGGATTGACTTTGAGAGTTGTGGATGTGGCGGTGCGGCAATGCTACCGGTTCAACTGTCCGAACTGCGGGAGCAAGCTGGAGGCCGACTGCGACGAGTTGGTAGATATCGGCGGGAAGACGAGTCAGTTTTGGTGCCCTGTTTGCCGGAAGGAGCGGTATGTTCCCTGGAGTGCGCTCAGGAAACGGACGGTGTATGAAGACAAGTCCGCAGAATAGACAAGGTGCTTTATGGAGGTGATACCATGAGCACTGTTTTGAAACAATTAGAGCATGTCTGCCCGGAGGAAACCGAATACATAGAGTTGGCGAGGTTTATCGTTGAGCATTATAACGGAAAACATCCCGGAGCTGTGATTCACGGTCTGTATTGGGGCGGAATCACGAGCCTGGAGGATCTTCGTAATGCGGATTTGGAGAAACTTCGCGGCTGTCGAAGATTCGGAGAGAAACGAATGGCAGAGATCATCAGGATGCAAAACATTCTCAAGACCTAAATGGATTGAGCCTGCGGAAACGCGGGCTCTTTTCTTTTATATTTTACGCAGAAACAGCAGTGACTTTTATGGAGGTGATAGCATTATGACTTACAAACAAATCGAGGCAAGCCGAGAGCTGCGGCTTTGGATTGGACAGGTGATCGTGCCCGCCGTCACGATGGCGGTTGCGCTCGCATCCATTCCGGAGGTCAGGAATACGGCGTCAAGAAAGTTGGGAGAGCTGAAATGGAAAATCAAATCCAGGAGCAAGGGCTGAGCAGGCCCTTTGCTTTTATATTTTCCATACGCAGCCGACCGGAAATCGTGTTACAGTTATACCCTGAAAAATTCCCGGGTGGGAGATTCCGAAAAACAGTTCAAGGAGGTCATTGTTTTGGAGATCGTGATCGTCGCCATTGGCGCTATGATAATCGGTGTTGCGATAGGTTTCAGTATTGGAAAGGCCAAGTATTATCAGTGGCCCATCGGTGATCTGAGGGTTGATCAGTCCGATCCGGACAGTCCCCCTCAGTTATTTTTGGAATTGGACAAGGACGTACCTGCGGTGATGACGAAGAAGTATGTTGCCTTCCGGGTCAAGGTAGAGGACTTCATCCCGCACGAATAACACCGGCTATTATGGAGCCAACTTAAATTTTGAAAGGAGAAAAAGCACATGGCAGAGATCAAAACTTTGTTGGACGATGTGATCGAAACGGAGATCTCGAATTTGAAGACCTTGCCCATCGAGGACGAACGGAGAGGCGACGCGATTCGGGATCTGGTGTCGTTGCATAAGCTCCGCATCGAGGAGATCAAGGCTCAGGCTGACGTGGAGGAGAAATCCGAACGGCGGGAAATGGACAGCAGGCAGCGCAAGGAGGAGCTTGCCGCCAAGAATGCTGACCGGGCCCGTGAGGAGGTGGCTCAGGCGCGTCAACTCCGGGAGCAGAAGATCGACCGGTATGTGCGGACAGGTGTTGCGGCCGCGGAATTGATATTGCCGTTGGTGTTCTACGGAATCTGGATGAAACGGGGATTCAAATTTGAGGAATCCGGCGTATACTCGTCCACAACATTCAGGAATCTGTTCAGCCGCTTTAAGCCGGCAAAGTAACGGAGAGGCTCAAAAAAAAAAAAATGAAGAGGCCGTGCAGGCAGCACAGTCTCTTCGTTTTATCCGCACATTCGGCAAGGCGTTTTATGGAGGTGGATAAGCGTGAAAAAATCAAATGTTGAGAAACAGTTGACTTTATTCCTGGGCTACATCAAAAGGCAAGGAGCTACGGAGAAAGAATTGCAAACTGTTGTTGACACCATTGGACTTTTACGAAAATATTTACCATTCTACAAGCATCAGAAGGGGTCCTAATCGGGCCCTTTCTTTTTTTTCAGTCTGGGTCCCATCCGGAGCCCATATCTTCGATTTGGTCTTCGCCGCTTCCGTAATCTGGGCTCATTTCGACAATGGCGCAACTGGCGCATACTTCTTCATCGGGGAAATAGTCGCTGTAAGTGCCAGGGCCATACATGCGTCCGATTTTGCGTTTCACACTCCCAGGGTCAAATTCTGCTCCGCACATTGAGCAAATCTTCATAGATTCCACCCTCCTTATATTTACCAAATCATAGCATACCGGCGCCAAATTTACAAGGCGCTTTATGAGGAAGAGAGCGCTCTTTACCTCAAAATAGCCGGAGCCGAAAGGCATCGGACTACTTAGGAGGTAATGCAAATGCGTAAGAAGGGCAAAAAGGCCATTATTCCGGAGGGAGCCGAACTGATGGACTACCTGAACCGGGGGTTCGCGATCTGCAACAAATGTGGAGCAGTGATGGACCGGAGAGAAGATCCAAGAGGCGGTTGTGATATTTACGTCTGCCCGTCCTGTGGATGGGAAATTGATGAAATGGAGTACGAGTATGAAAGCAGAGATCCGATGGAGCTCGTACAAGACGAAAGAGGCGACGACTACCTGATCTTCAGGGACGATATGCCGCCCGCCGGTTGCAGAGCCTGCGGAGGACCTTACCCCTATTGCAAGGCGTCGTGCAAAATGTTCGACGACTGAGCATTATCAACGCGGAGGAGAAGTCCTGTAACAGGGGCTTTTCCTCTTTATGTTTGGAGGCAAGCATGCGCTACCATTTCGAGAAACCGCCGATTTATCTGTCTATGTATGGACAGTGTTATATTTGCGACCACCCGGTCTACAACTCCTGCACCCTGTTCCTGGAGGAATCGCGGGGCTTGGCAGTTATTCAGCAGCGATTCGACCCGGGGACAAAAGCCACTTATTGGACAGAGATAGACGATTGGCTCACCGATCCATTATATTTACACCCTGGATTCCGGGCGTTCTTTGACAGCAGGGCGGCAGAGGGTACGGACGGCCTCTATCCCACTGTGACCATCCGGCAGATCATGTGGGCGCTGAAGATGAAACCCATCCCCAAACATCCATGGGAGACGGTCTTTGACCATTCGCCGATTTGACAACTTCCTTTATGGAAAACCAACTAATTTTTGAAGGGAGTTGCGGTTTATGGAGACATTAAAGAATAAACTGTGCGCGATTGGATTGTTGGCCTGCGGGAGCGTACCGGCTCTTGTGGTAAACGATGCGACGGCGCTGGTGGTCATCGGAATGATTGCCGTTCCGCTGTTCTTTGCAAAGGAGAATTGGGTTTACTGAGGGATTGGGCCCAGACAAGGGCTCTTTCCTTTTATATTTGCGCTCATTTCGCAGGTTCTATTACGGAGAACGATGCTCATGAAAGGAGATAAAGGGGCATGGACGAAATGAGACTTGAATCAAAATTTACGACTATGATCGCATCGAAGTTTGCCAAAAAGATGGTTCGCGACAAGTTGGGATATGATGTTGACATCAGGCTCAACCGGCTGCGGACGACCGTGATGGAGGACAAGATGCATGTGGAACTGAATGTGGATTTGGAACTCACGAAGGAAGAACTCGACAGATTACTGAAGAGTATCGGGCTCTGAGGCGAAGGCCCCGAACAGGGGCTTTTGTCTTTCTTCCGCAGAATTTGCAATTCCTATTATGGAGAGGAAGTTAGCTCAGTGGTAGAGCGCCGGACAAACCCGTCCGGAGGTCATCGGTTCGAGTCCGATACATCCTCTCTAAAAATTTTTTGAAAAAGGAGAATACGTATGGAAGTCAAAATCGTAGGCAGTATCCAATTCAAGAACCACACCCTGCCGGTGTATGGGGATTTGGACGAACCCTTGTTCAAGGCGACGGATGTGGCAGATCTGCTGGAGTACGGAAGCAACAATGTCTGGAACCTGACCAGCATTTGCGAAGAGGACGAAAAGGTGGTACTCCCGACCGTGGTAGCGGGTCAGCGCCGGAAGGTCACATTTATCACGGAAACCGGCCTTTACAATGTGCTCGCTCAGAGCCGGAAAACGCTTGCCCGGGCGTGGCGGCGCGTCATTCACGAGGAGTTGATCGCGCTGCGGAGGGTCCGCGGGAAGAACATCTCGGAGCAGTTTGAGGACTGGGATCATCAGGCAGACACGATTTATTTCGACGAGGCGACCGGTATGCTCATGCGCTCTGTCACCGTTCCAGGCGGCGACGTGGAGCAGGTCCCCTTTAAGTTTTGATGCCTATGAAACCGGAAATTGGATATCCCGATGTTGTCATGGGCTCCTTCATCGAAGACCTGATCGGCGACCTTGAGCACAATATGGGGCTTGTTTCTGCAAATGACCAATATTTCAAGGAACTCAGCATTCAGAAGTTCACGTTGGAACAGCTGCTCCAGGAGATCGACAGGCATGAAGGAGACTCTCCCACCGCCGTAGTGGCAGGGTTTGTGGAGAGGATGGCTGTGTCGGCAAGAGAAACGGATGACCCAAACTTTATCTTTTCCATGTCCAGAGATGCGGCGCAATCCATTCTGGACGGATTATATTTCGGAGATTGAAAGGAGAAAAGCACCATGCCTAAGACCTATCTTGATATTCTGAGTAAAAGAGGAATCGAGCCTTTTCTGACGAAAGAGCAGTATGACGAGGTGGCGGCGTTTTGTCCCAAGGCCGAGTATACCATTCCCGACAGGGCAGAGCCGGTATTCCGTTCCCCCAAGCAGCACCAGATTCAGGTGGGCAAGAATTCCAACCTGATTGCCGACATGTGCTGGTACGGGGCCACCGGGGAGGAGCTGGTACGGGCGATCAAGCACGGCACGGTAGTCCTCGACGCGGACAAGCACCATCTGGATTGGCAGAAGTCTGGAGAGGACTTCGGCATTCAGGAACTCTACCAGAAATATCGCCGGTTCAACCGGAGGCCCAAGTTGACTGAGCGGGAAAAGCTGGTCATCACGGCCTATACTGGCTATGTTCTGGATGGTACGGCCGGAAAGGTCGTGGATTTCGTGGAAGCGGTGCTGGGTCACTCCATTCAGACGCCGGAGCCGCCGAAGGTTCCCGTAATTCTGGAGGTGCACAACGCTCTGCGGGGCGAGTTCTGCGAGATCTGCCGGAAGCACCATATCTTCAATTATATTTAAGGAGGGTACGGACGTGAAAGCAAAACCAGCCCTGTTCCAGAGGGCCGGAAAGGCGTTCAAGAAAGCGACGCCGACGATATTGACCTGCATCAGTGCGGCCGGTGTAGTGGTCACAGTGGTTCTGGCGGTCAAGGCCACGCCCAAGGCGCTCAAGTGCATTGAGAAGGAAAAAGAGGTCAAAAACGCTGAAAATGGTGAAAATTTGACCCGAATGGAGACGATAGCAGCTTGCTGGCGATGCTATATCCCTGCGGCGGCCACGGGAATCGCTACAATCGGGTGTATTTTCGGCGCAAATGCCCTAAATCGGCGTCAACAGGCCTCTTTGGTCAGCGCCTACGCTCTGGCAAGCCGTTCCTTCAATAGCTACAAACAAAAGGTAAAGGAACTCTACGGCGAAGAGGCCCACAAGAAAGTGATGGCATCTTTGGCCGCGGAAAAGAGCACAAAACCGACAATCTCCGCAGGTTCCCTCGCCCAAATGACTTCGGTGGGGTTCGAGGATGCCAATGAGGAGGAGCGCCTATTCTACGACGCCATTTCCGACCGATATTTTCAGGCAACCATCAGTCAGGTCTTACAGGCTGAATACCACCTCAACCGGAATTTCGCTCTCAGCGGCGGGTTCATCACCCTGAACCAGTTCTACGAATTCCTGGGCGTTTCCAAGGTGCGAGGTGGAGACGAAGTGGGCTGGATGGTTTCGGATGGTCTCTACTGGGTGGATTTCGACCATCAGAAGACTGTGGTGGACGACGGGCTGAATGGCGAGGTGGAGTGCTACATCATTGACGCGCCGTTCCCGCCGGTCAGCGAGGAAGAATGGGAGGACATGGAGATTTGACCAGTCCGCAGAAATAGCATGTCCTATTATGGAGAACCATGAAAACAGGAGGTTTGAGTTTATGAACCAGAAAGCGATATTTAAGGTCCTGTCCCTGGTTGGGATGGCTCTTGGCGGAATTGGCACGCTGCTGTCCGCCTGGGCCGACAATAAGGAGCAGGACGCGGTCATCGAGGAGAAAGTGAATGAAGCGCTTGCCGCCCGTGAGCATGGAACAACTGAAAGCGAGGAGCCCTGACTGGGGCTCTTTGCTTTTGCAGGAGCCGCTGTCCATGAATGAACGGGCCATTCTATTTCTCATGTCGGTTTTGAACGGATTTGAGGAACCGCCAAGGTCCGACTGGCCCCAGCATGAGGCCGAGGAAGTCACGTTCTCCAGATGGGCTTTGGAGGAGCTGCTGCAAGATGTCTGGGACCACCCGTGGACGCTGGCATCGGAAACTTTGGAGAAGTTTGCATCAAAAATGGAGCTTTTCTCCGAAACCTGCAACACGGATGTCCAGCACCGGATCTTCAAGATCGCGGCCGAAACCGTATGGGAATTTCTCGATGACATCAAAGCGATCGAGCGCTGAACACAATTATATTTATGAGAGGAGAAGGCGTTGTGAACAAACAGGTTATCACAAACACGCTGAAATCGCTGCAAAAGACCATGCGTAAGCACAGTCCGGCCATTTTGACCGGCATCGGCATCGCGGGCATGGTGGCTACCACTGTTATGGCGGTGCGGGCCACCCCCAAGGCTCTCCGAATGGTGGATGACAAGGAAATTGAGGATGGAAAGCGTCTGACCACCTCTGAGATCATCAAGACAACCTGGAAATGTTATATTCCGGCCGCCGTCACCGGCGTATGCTCTGCTGCCTGCATCATTGGGGCAAGCTCCATCAGCGCGCGGCGGAATGCGGCTCTGGTCACGGCCTACACCATTTCTGAGACTGCTTTGAAGGAGTATAAGGATAAGGCGGTGGAGGTCGTCGGGCCGAAGAAGGAGCAGGCTATTCGGGACGCCGTAGCCAAGGAACAGCTGGAGAAGGCCAATGTGACGGAGCGGAAATTCGTCGCCACCGGCCGGGGTGAAACCCCCTGCTTTGACCCGTTGACCAATACCTGTTTCAAATCGGATATTGAGACGCTGCGAAAAGCAGAGAATGTCCTGAACAAGCGGATGCGGGACGAAGTAAAGGTCACGGTCAATGAATTTTTGGAAGAAATTGGCCTTGACCCCTGCGATGAATCCATTGGGGAGAACCTTGGATGGGACATTGACAAGGGGTGGATCGATCTGGACTTCAGTTCTCAGCTGGTAGACGGTGTCCCCTATCTGGTCGTCGGCCATCATAACCCACCCCGCTACATCGGCTGGGGCTAATCCGCAAAAATTGCATCTCCTATTATGGAGAACCATCTATGGAAAATTATATTTACAAGGAGGACTTTACGATGGAAGACATGAACGCAAGAGTGATGGAGAACGAGGAACTCGACGAAGTCACTGAGGTCGACGAGGCTGTGGAGAGCGGAAACGCCGGTGCGCTGGTGGCTGGAGTCGTCGGAGGTTTCCTGGCCTACGCCATGATCGGCGGGGTGAAGAAACTCTGGGGATTCGTCGGCACCAAGCTGGCCGAGCGGAAGGCCGCGGAAAAGGCCAAGACCGAAGTGGTGGACGCGGAGTACACCGAAGTCGCTGCGGAGGATTCCGACGAGGAAGATTCTGAGAAGTAATCGAGCAAGAGGTTCGCCGAAGGGAGAGTACCTATAACAAGGTGCTTTCCCTTTTTGCTTTTTGAAAAGGAGAAAAGCATGAATGGTTTTCTGAAAAATGGCTTGCTGGTGGTGGGCGGTGTTGTTCTGGGAAGTATGATGACCCAGAAAGCGATCGTTGACACCCTGCACAACAAAGATATTTCCATATGGCAGAATCAGCGCGAGTGTCAGGAGGTTCTGTTCGAGACCAGAGGAGACGTTGAAAAGATTCTTGATACCTTGAACTACTGCATCTCGAAATACGGTTGCGTGACACTGGCTGATTTCTATGATCTGGCCGGGGTGCGGGCTCTTTATGAGGACTGCAAATTCGGGTGGACGACGCTTAATGGCGTAAAAGTTGTTCGTAAACGGGATGGATATACCATTGAGTTTCCGAGAGCCATGCCCGTGACTTAACAAGGAGGATAGACAATGGGAGAGTACCCCAATAATTCCCACAGCGCAAGGGAAAAATCGGACGCCGCCGCTGCCGCCAAGACTGAAAAGAAACTGGATAAGGTGGTCACCGGGGCGGCGAGAACCAAAAAGAAGAGCGAGGCCCGACGGTTTCTCAACATCTTTGTGCCAGATGATGCAGAGAACGTCAAGAGCTCTATTCTGGGCGACGTGATTGTCCCCGGCGTCAAAGCGGCCATCGCTGATGTGATCAGCATCGTTCTGTTCGGGGACACGGGCCGCATTGGCGGACGGAAGAGCGGCGGTTCCCGTATCGCCTATCAGAAGTATTACGACGACAGGCGGGATGACCGGAGAGAGTACGGACGTCCCAGGGCGGCGGTCGCATACGACTATGACGACATTATATTTGAAACCCGGGGGGATGCTGACTTAGTGCTGGATCAGCTGGAGTCGGCCATCGCCAAGTATGATGTGGCCTCGGTGGCAGATCTCTACGACCTGGCCGGCGTCACCTGCCGGAATTATACGGCGAACCGCTATGGCTGGACGGATATTCAAGCGGCTAAGGTGGTACGGACGTCGGAAGGCTATGTGATCCGGCTTCCAAGGGCGGTTCAAATCAATTAAGGAGGCGTGAACCATGTATGGATACACGGTTTCCTGTGGATACAAGGGTATGGTCAACGGCAAGTGGATGCTGTTCGCCACAGATGCCGAGTACCACGAGTATATGAGGGAGATGGAAGAGGAATGAAACGAGCGGAGAAGTGTGTCTGCGGTCAGCGGGAGCAGGACTACGGCTCTCCGGAAAACAACTTTCAGACTATCGCCGACTTCTGGTCGGTCTACAAAGGCGTCAAGTTCTCGGCCAGTGACGTAGCTATGATGATGGCGCTGCTGAAGGTCGCCCGCATCAAGTCTGGCGGCGGAACGGAAGACTCCTTTGTGGACTTGGCGGGTTATGCGGCCTGTGGCGGAGAGCTTGTCACGGAAATGCCCTTAGAAGTCGCCGCCACTGCATCCAATACGGCGCTGAACGCAACATCGGCTTAATAAGGAGGATTGCCATGAAACTCAATGCGGATTCCTTTGTTGGCGTCGGCATCTGTATCCTGGGATTGCTGGGTGTTGGCTATGCCATTGGCGTCCACTCCAAGATGAAGACAGTCTGCGAAAAGCTGGACACCAGCATTGACCGTCTGGCGAATGATACCGAGGTGGATATTCCGGCCAAGGTCATCGATCAGGCGGTGCAGCGTGCGGTAGACCGGGAGTCCTATTCCGCGGTAAAGCGGGCTACGGACGAGGTCATGGATGACGTCAAGCGGGAGATCGAATCCCGGGTCGGCGCCGCCGTGAAGGAGCACTATGACGCGATTTCAGATGGCGTCACTGACCAGATCGCGAAAAACGTGGCCAAAATTGACGAAAGCCGCCTCAGGAAAGAGGTCGTGCAGAAGGCCAAGGAGCAGATCGCCGAGAAGTTTGACGATAAGCTCGATGATATTTTGGAGGAGTTCAACGGAAACCTCCAAAACGTCGGAAAAATCTACAAATCCATTGCAAAATCATTCTCTAAGGAGGACATTTGATCATGAAGAAGAACGAACTTGTCAAGTCTGTGAACCTGACTTTTAACCGGATCGGTTTCCAGCTCCAGAAGAAGAGCCCGGAGATTTTGGTCGTCGCCGGCGTGGTCGGCGTGGTAGTGAGCGCCGTCATGGCCTGTACGGCCACCCCCAAGGCTCTGAAGGTCGCAGAAAAGACCAGCGAGGACATTGACCGCATTCAGAATGCCGAAGAGTCCGGCGTGACTCAGGCGGGTGAGACCTATACCCAGGAGGACGCCCGCAACGACCGTATCCAGGTCTACTCCCATACCGGGTTCCAGTATGTAAAGCTGTATGCCCCTGCCATTCTGCTGGGCGCGGCCTCTATCACCTGCATCCTCACCAGTCACAAGATCCTGAGAAAGCGCAATATGGCGCTGGCGGCAGCCTATGCGACGCTGGACCAGTCCTTCAAGGATTATCGCGGCCGGGTGCTGGAGCGCTTTGGTGAGCAGGTGGAGAAGGAACTCCGGTACAACATCAAAGCCAAGGAAATCGAGACCACCGTGGTAGACGAGAACGGCAAGGAGAAGAAGGTCAAGGAGACCGTGGATGTGGCGGATGAAGGTTGGGACCCGTCCAAGTACAGCCCTTATGCCCGCGTCTTCGACGAGGGACACTCTGCTTACATGAAGGACGCCGAGCAGAACAAGTTCTATCTGCTGGCCCGGCAGGCCCAGGCAAACGACCGGCTCAAGTCCCGCGGCCACCTGTTCCTCAATGAAGTCTACGAAATGCTGGGGTTCCCGCTGACAAAGGCCGGCGCCGTTGTCGGCTGGATCTATGACCCCAAGGAGCCCATGGGAGACAACTTTGTGGACTTTGGCATCTACGAGGTGTGCCGCGAAAAGGCCATGGACTTCGCGAATGGGTATGAGCGCTCCTTCATTCTGGACTTCAACGTGGTGGGCGACATTACCGACGCCCTGGCTACCCACCAGACCCTGTGAGGGCTGAGCCATGAAGAAACTGATATTTGCAATATTGGTCGCGGCGATGGCGCTGACCGGCATGGCCTTCTCCAGTGAGGAGCCGGTCTCCGCCGCGGAACCGCAGGGTACATACGAGGCTGTGGCCGTCAACAGCGTCAAACCTGTCCAGGAGACTGATATTTTGGAATCTATTTCTGTCAAGAAGGCCGTCGCTGCGGAGCCGATGGTGGAAAAGGAAGTCGTCGTGGAGCAGGAACCTGAGGAAGCACCAGCGCCTTCGGTGACGCAGGAGGAGATCGAACTGATTGCCCTCTGTGTCATGGCGGAGGCTGAGGGAGAGTGTGAGTATGGTCAGCGCCTGGTCATTGATGTTATTTTGAACCGGGTGGATGACCCTCACTTTCCAGACACGATTTGCGATGTGATTTATCAAAAGAACCAGTTTGCCGGCATGTATGGTGACCGCATCACCCGTTGTTATGTGAAGGACGAGCTGGTGCAGCTGGTTCGGGAAGAGTTGGAGAACCGTACAGATTACGACGTGGTCTTCTTCCGCACCGGCCACTACCATTCCTATGGCGTCCCGAAGTTCCAGGTCGGGGCGCATTATTTTTCCAGTTATGATTAAAGGAGGCGCACATTATGAAGAACTGTCTCAAAACCTTGCTGTCCTACGCCCTGGCGACCGTGTCAGGGCTCTGCCTGGTTGGCGGCGTCACCATTCTTTCGTCCGGGAGGCAGTGAGCATGGAGAGATTTGCAAATCTGGTGTCCATGCTGGACTACGCGGTCAACACAAGAAGGAAACGCCACATTACCGGAGGGCTCCTGATCAGCGCAGCACTGCTGTTCGGGGGCCTTGCCATTACGGTGATGAGCGTTCGGGACGAGGAGGATGACTACAATGAGTAAACTTGGAACTGCCCTGGCGTTTCTCGCCGGGGTCGCTGTTGGTGGAGTTGCAGCCTTCACCGTGCTCCAAAAGCGGTATGACGACGCGGTGGAAAATGATATTTTCTCCATCAAGGAAGCGTTCCACAAGCGGGAGCAGAAGTTGATGAACGAGATCGCCGACCTCAAGGAGAACAAGCGCCTCCATGAGGTTGCGGATGATACCGCTGAAACAGAGACGCCCCAGACTATTGTAGCGTCGGGTAAGCATCAGGAAAAAGGCGATCTGAATGACTATGCCAAGATGGTCAATCGGACGCAGTATTCCAGGACTTCGGTGCCCCAACCGCCTGAGCATGAGGTGGAGGCGCCTTATGTCATCTCCCCGGAGGAGTTTGGAGAGATGGATGGGTACACCCAGATCAGCCTGACCTATTTTGACGACGGCATCCTGTCCGACGAGAATGGCGTCATCATTGACGAGCCGGAGGAGATCGTCGGCGACGCATTGAACCACTTCGGAGAGTATGAAGAGGACTCCGTCTTTGTCCGAAGTGACCCCAAGCGGTGTGACTATGAGATCCTAAGAGATCTTCGCAGTTACGCAGAGTTCCGCAGTACCCTTCCTCCGAAGATTTGAAAGGGAGGTCTGACATTTGACCCGGGATGAACTGATTGACCAGTATTTTGACTGGATGTATCAGCTCGTGGTCGATGACCGATATTCTAACAAGTCCTATCGTAAGCTGTTTAGCCGGCTGTACGATACGGAATTTACCTATACGATTCCGATGGACGGCAACCGGGCCGAAGACGGCATCGACCTTAGATATCGGTTCGGTCGCGAGCACTTATATTCTGATGCCATGGTTGCGTCCTATCTGGACGACCGGCCGTGCAGTATTTTGGAGATGATGATCGCCCTCTCCATTCGGTGTGAGGAGCACATTATGGATGACCCCGATGTGGGCGACCGGACCGGACAGTGGTTCTGGAGCATGCTGGTGAGCCTTGGGCTCGGCGGTATGGAGGACCGGAAATTCGACAGATATTTTGTCGACGAAACCCTGGAACGGTTCTTGGACCGAGGGTACGAACGCAATGGCGAGGGCGGTCTCTTCACCGTCAACAACGGCCGTGACATGCGGCGCACGGAGATTTGGTATCAGATGAACTACTACCTCAGCGAAATCATTAAAGAAGGGAGCATTTGAGATGGGCAAGAAAGGGCAATTTGTTCCGGTGAGCACCCTGGGTGACTTGACGGAGCTGCTGAATCACAACTGCCGTGTCCTGGAGAAGCGGCTGACCAAGCTGACACGGAGGAACCGCAGCATCGCCGTGCTCGCCATCGCCGCCTTTGGCTATGCGGTATGGGCGGAGATGGAGCGGCGGAAACAGGAGGAAGAGGTCTATCAGCTTTCCGTCAGGGTGAAAAAGCTGGAGTATGGTGAAGGAGAGTAATCGGCCCAATGCTGGACTTCTTGATGATTTCTACGCGCAGCGGAAAACGCGGTGTCATCGAGATCTATCCCAAGTTTATCATCAAGAAAAGTAACGACCTCATGATCAGAGGCGGCGACTTCTATGCAATATGGATTGACGAACGGGGAATATGGTCGACTGATGAACAGGACGCGGTCGACTTGATCGACCGTGAACTGGACCAATACGCAGAAGAGAACCGCAAGCGCTTTGACGGTACTGTTCGCGTTCTTCATATGTGGGACGCGGAGACTGGTATGATCGACACCTGGCACAAGTATTGCCAGAAACAGATGAAAGACCAGTTTCACATGCTCGACGAGAAACTGATATTTTCCAACACAAAAGCGGGAAAGCGCGATTATGCCAGCAAGTCCCTGCCCTATCCCCTGGAGCCGGGAGAGACGCCGGCGTGGGACAAGCTGGTATCCACATTATATTCTCCCGAGGAGCGCCACAAAATCGAGTGGAGCATCGGGGCCATCGTTTCCGGGGAGTCCAAGCGGATTCAGAAATTCCTGGTGTTCTACGGTGCGGTGGGAACGGGAAAGAGCACGATCATCAATGTGATCCAGCAGCTTTTCGAGGGCTACTACACCAGTTTCAATGCCAAGGATTTGGGTTCCTCCAGCAACGCCTTCGCTTTGGAAGCATTCCGGTCCAATCCGCTGGTGGCGATCCAGCATGATGGTGACCTTTCCCGTATTGAGGACAACACCCGGATCAACAGCCTGGTCTCCCATGAGATGATGACGGTCAACGAAAAGTTTCGTTCGGCCTATTCCAACCGGTTCAAGGCATTTCTGATCATGGGCACCAACAAGCCTGTGAAGATCACGGACGCCAAGTCGGGCATCATCCGGCGGTTGATCGATGTGACCCCCACGGGAGACAAGGTGCCCCCGGCGGAGTACCGGACGCTGACCAAGCAGATCCCCTTTGAACTGGGCGGCATTGCCTATCACTGCCAGGAGGTGTATCTGGAGGACCCGGACTATTACGACGATTATATTCCTATCTCCATGATGGGGGCCTCCAATGATTTCTACAACTTCGTGGTGGATTCCTATCATGTGTTCAAGAAGGAGGACGGGGTATCGCTGAAGTCGGCCTGGGAGATGTATAAGACCTACTGCGATGACGCCAAGGTGCCCTACCCGGTTTCCCGCATGATATTTAAGGAGGAGCTGAAGAACTACTTCCGGAGCTACGAGGAGCGGTTCAGCCTGGGAGACGGCTCCCGCGTTCGGAACTATTACAGCGGGTTTCGGACGGAGAAGTTCGAGGAGCAGGCTCCGGAGGAAAAACCGGTGGCTGAGAAACCCTCCCATCCCATCATCAACTTTGTGGAGGGCCAGGCCTCTGCCTTCGACCGGGATTGCGCCGACTGCTTGGCCCAGTATGCCAATGACGAGGGTACGCCCCGGCGAAAGTGGGAAAAGGTCACCACCAAGCTGTCCTCCCTCGACACCACAAAACTTCACTATGTCAAACTGTCGGAGAACCATATCGTCATCGACTTTGATATTCCGGACGAGAAGGGTGGAAAATCCTTTGAACGGAATTTGGAGGAGGCGAGCAAGTGGCCGGCGACCTATGCGGAGGTGAGTAAGAGCGGCTGCGGCATCCACCTGCATTATATTTATTCCGGAGACCCTACCCGGTTGAGCCGGATCTATGATGACCACATCGAGGTCAAGGTGTTCACCGGAAACAGTTCGCTGCGCCGCAAACTGTCAAAATGCAACGACCTGCCTATCGCTACGATAAGCTCTGGGTTACCGTTGAAAGGAGAAAACAACGTGGTAAATTCCAAAGTCATTCAAAGCGAGAAAGGGCTTAGAGTTCAGATCAAGCGAAATTTGAATAAGGAGATCCATCCGGCGACTAAGCCCTCAATCGACTTTATCTACAAGATTTTGACGGATGCGTATGAGAGCGGTCTGACCTATGACGTGACCGACATGCGCAACGCCGTCCTGGCCTTCGCGGCCAACAGCACCAACCAGGCGGAATACTGCATCAAATTGGTGAACAAGATGCCGTTCAAATCCGCCGAAGACGGCCCCTCGGTGAAAAACGACGAGGCCAAGTTAGTGTTTTATGACGTGGAGGTCTTCCCAAACCTGTTCCTGGTGAACTGGAAGATCGAAGGCCCCGGCCAGACTGTGGTGCGGATGATCAATCCCAAGCCCACAGAAATTGAAGAACTGATGAAGTTCCGTCTGGTAGGGTTCAACTGCCGGAGGTACGACAATCATATCCTGTACGCCCGACTAATGGGCTACACCAATGAACAGCTCTACAATCTCTCCCAGAAGATCATCAGCAGTGAGAAGAAGGCCCGGAGCAACAACTGTTTCTTTGGGGAGGCGTATAACGTCTCTTATACGGACGTGTATGACTTCTGCTCCGTTAAGCAGAGCCTGAAGAAATGGGAAATTGAGCTGGGACTTCACCATCAGGAACTGGGCCTTCCCTGGGATCAGCCGGTGCCGGAGAACATGTGGCAGAAGGTCGCGGAATACTGCGACAATGACGTGATCGCCACCGAGGCGGTGTTCAACGCCCGGAAGGCCGACTTTGTGGCTCGGGAGATTCTGGCTGACGTGGCCGGGATGACGGTGAATGACACCACCAACTCCCTGACCACCAAAATTATATTTGGCGGCAACAAGCACCCTCAGGACCAGTTCAATTATCGAAACATGGGCGATGTGACCCAAATCGATGACCCCTTCCGAGGTTTGCCGTTCACCATGGGCAAGCCGGAGTTTGATGAATTCACGGTCTTCGATAAGAAGGGCCGCCCCATCTTCCCTGGTTATAAGTTCGAGGGTGGTAAGTCCATCTACCGGGGCGAGGAGGTGGGCGAGGGCGGTTACGTCTATGCTGAACCGGGTATGTACGGCGACATCGCTCTGCTGGACATTGCCTCCATGCATCCCAGCAGCATCATCGCGGAGCAGCTGTTCGGCCCGGAGTACACCAAGCGGTTCCAGGAGATCAAGGACGCCCGGGTGGAGATCAAGCACAAGAACTTCGACAAGGCCAAGAAGATGCTGAATGGCGCTTTGGCCAAGTATCTGACAGACGAGGGTTCGGCGGACGCTCTGGCTCAGGCACTGAAGATCGCCATCAACTCGGTCTATGGTCTGACCTCGGCCAACTTCGAGAATCCCTTCCGGGATACCCGCAACAAAGATAATATCGTCGCCAAGCGCGGAGCCCTGTTCATGGTCAACCTCAAGCATGAGGTCCAGAAACGGGGCTTTACTGTTGCCCACATCAAGACGGACTCCATCAAGATTCCGGACGCGACGCCGGAGATTATCCAGTTCGTCATGGATTATGGCAAGAAGTACGGCTATGTCTTTGAGCATGAGGCCACCTATGACCGCATGTGCCTGGTAAACAACGCCGTCTATATCGCCAAGTATGCTACGGCGGAGAAGTGTCAGGACGCCTACGGTTATATTCCGGGTGACATCCGAAAGCACCCTGGAGAGTGGACGGCCACAGGCACCCAGTTCCAGATCCCCTATGTGTTCAAGAAACTGTTCTCCAAGGAGGAGATCGTGTTCGAGGACATATGCGAGACCAAGTCGGTCACCAGCGCATTATATTTGGATACGAACGAGACCTTGCCGGACGTTTCGGGATACGAGAAGGAACTGGAGACTCTGCGGAAGAAGTGGCCGGACGAGCATGGGCAGTATCCTCTCGACTATGAAGAGGTGGTTGCGGATCTGAAGGCCAAGATCGAGCAGGGCCACAATTATATTTTCGTGGGAAAGGTCGGCTCTTTTTGTCCCATGAAACCCGGCTGCAACGGTGGTCTGCTGCTGCGGGAGGTCGTGGACAAGAAGACCGGAGAGAAGGGTTACGCCTCTGCCGGCGGCGCCAAGGGCTATCGCTGGCTGGAGTCCGAAATGGTCAAGCAACTCCAAAAGGAGGACGGCATTGACCGGGGCTACTACGACGCCATGGTGGACGCCGCGGTTGCGGATATTTCCAAGTATGGCGACTTTGAGTGGTTTGTCTCGGATGATCCCTATGTGAAAGTCGAGGATGACACCCCTCCTTGGTTTGGCGCCGGAGAACCCCATGAGAATGACACGACACCCTTTGACGTGAGGTGACGGCATGACCATTCTTCTGATTATATTTGGATTCAATGTTGTGTCTGCCTTCATCTCAGCCGCCACAGACCGCCTGTTTTGGTGTGTGGTCAATGTCGTATTGGCAGTTTTGATGGCTTTCTTGGCTATGGCCTATGAGGGGCGTCTTATCAACCGCATCGAGAAACTCGAACAAGAAATCAAAGATTTGAAAAGGAGATTTTGATTATGGCTAATCCCAGAGTAAATGACAACCTCGTGATCGAGAATGCTCGTCTGCTGTTTCGGAACTTCTCCGGGCGGGAGAGCAAGTACAATCGCGCCGGTCAGCGCAACTTCTGCGTCTACATCGACGATCCTCAGGATGCCCGGAAACTGGCAGATGACGGCTGGAACATCCGGGAGCGTCCTCCCCGTGAGGAGGGCGAGGAGCCCCGCTACTACCTTCAGGTGGCGGTCAGCTTTGAGAACATCCCGCCCACGGTCTACGTGATTCCTGAGCGGAAAAAGAAGAAGACTAAGCTGGATGAGGAGTCCATCGACGTTCTTGACTTCGCGGAGATCCGGAACGTGGATCTGACCATCCGCCCCTATAACTGGGTCATCCAGGAGGGCACCAAGAACGAAAAGCGGGGCGTCAAGGCCTATCTGCGGTCTATGTACGTCACCATCGAGGAGGACGAGTTCGCCGAGAAGTATGCCGGCGAAGAGTATCCGGAGGAGTAAGTGCACATAGAGGACAATAAGAAAAAGGGAGAAAGCGGTCACTTTCTCCCAATTTCTTTTTAGTCGTCAGACTACCCGGTCAGTTTCAGACGCTTTTTCCGCGCCTGATATTCGAGACCGGCATTGATGATGTCGGAGTGTGTGGACACAAATTCGGCGATATACGCCTTGCCGACTTCATCATTGTAGTTCTGGATACCGCCCATTTCTGTAAAGACGTAATGCAAAAATGCAGCGGTACCAGAGACACGTTTTCCGTTTTCGTTCAGATAGGAAAAATCGGGTCCTCTACTCATGCTGAGCTCCTCCTTTCTTCGGGATGCCTCAACTATATCATAGATGGCTCGATAATAAAACTCTAAAGGGAGCGTCGGTGAATAAGGAGATAGCCGGCGCTCTCTTACCCCCCCCCCCCCCCCTGTACGCATTTTTGGATTATACCGAACCGGATAATCTACGCAACAACATCAAAGAAGGTCTGATGGTGCGCCGATATGCTCAAGACAAAGAAAAGGAATTTGAGAAACGGTGCATCCAGAGATGGGCGATTTCAGAATTGGCGAAAGCCATTGCGGAAGATCCAGACAATCCCGGTGAGGATGTCGCCTATCGATTTGCACTAAAGTTATATGGATACGCATGCACCTCTTTTGATGCAAAAATGCGGAATGTGTTTGGTATCGCGGCAGAGTTTATTGACAAAGAGGTCATTGGCCTCTTCCGAACAGAAGACGGAGTCTATCCGTAAGTGTTTTGAGCATGAAAGGAGAAAATCGTGGCTAAGTACAAAATAGGCTATCGCTGTTTATCTTGTAACAAATTGATATTTGGGAAAGGATTGCCGGAGCAACTGCACCGGCCGATCGAACTCTCGGAAGACCAAATCACAAACATGTGCGCCGCCGCAGCAAATCCGACATTCAAACATGAGAAATTATGGACTCGCATACCCAGTGTGCTTTCTCATGACTGCTTTGGCGATGGGAGGCAAGTGGGCGCTGCGATTTTCGCCGGCTTTGGTTTGGTGAAAGAGGAGGAGAAGGAATGAAACCATTCTGGAAAAATACCCGGAAGGGAAAATCCAAGAAACATTCCAAGCATCCTCAGCCGAAACCGAGGGTACAGACACGGACAAACCCCATGGAGGAGCCTTGGAAACCGCCGATGGCTGTTCCGACGGCTCCGGTGGAGCAAGCGACAACGCCGATTGTGCAGATGCTGGAGTCGGCTCGCCCCATTAAGAAGGAGTATGTTCCAGTCAGGCCGTCAACGCGGAAGAGCGAGCATTATGACGAGTTTCGCTCCAAATTCCGGCAGCTACTCTCTCCAAGGTGTCGCCCGATTGATATTTGGAGAGATTTCATCGTCATGTCGGCCTGCGCAATGTCCAATACCGTGGACAAATCACACTATGAGGAACGGGAGAAACGGTATCTGGACACCATCAACAAATACGAAAAATCTCAGCAGCATATATTCCCTGAACTCTATGCCGATGTAGTCATGGCTTTGGATGAAAATCCGGAGCAGGACTTCCTTGGCGAGATGTTCATGGATCTGCGCCTCGACTATGAGGAGCTGAAACAGATATTTACACCATACCATGTGTGTCAGCTGATGGCGGACGTCACGATGGGCGACCTTGTCCAGCAAGTTGAGGATCTGGGATATGTGTCCATCAATGACTGCTGCTGCGGCGCGGGTGCAAACCTGATTGCCGCAATCAATTCTGCCCGCCGCAAATTGGAGGATGCGGGACTGAACTTTCAGAACCACATTCTGGTCATCGGACAGGATATTGAGGAGTTGGTAGCGCTGATGTGCTACATCCAAATTTCTCTGCTCGGAGTAGCCGGCTACGTCAAAGTTGGCAATGCCCTCACCGAGCCGATGACCTATGGCGACAGCATGGAGAACTACTGGTTTACACCTATGTACTTCTCTGATGTGTGGCACACAAGGAGAATGATTCATAGATTTACGGAGCTGTTCAAGGAGGATAAATGATGAACAGAAAAATCGTCTATTTGGAGAAAGAGGACAAGTGATGCCCTGTGGCGATCCAGCTTTATGACTATCAGCGCGAAGCCCTGGACCGGATGAAAAACGGGTGCATCCTCTGCGGCGGGGTCGGCTCTGGCAAATCCAGGACCGGCCTCGCTTACTATTATCTGCAAGAGGGTGGCCAGCTGGGTACGGACGATTACATTCCGATGAAGAACCCCAGAGACCTTTACATCATCACCACAGCGCGCAAGCGGGATACCTGTGAATGGCAGGGTGACCTGGCTCCATTCCTGCTCTCCCCCACTCCAGAGGCCAATTACTACAAGAATAAAGTGGTCATTGACTCCTGGAACAACATCACCAAGTATGTGGACGTCAAGAACGCCTTCTTTATATTTGACGAGCAGCGGGTGGTTGGCTATGGAGCCTGGACCAAGGCATTCCTCAAAATCGTCAAGTCCAATGACTGGATACTGCTGTCGGCCACGCCTGGCGACACCTGGCAGGATTATATTCCAGTCTTCATTGCCAATGGGTTCTATCGCAATAAGACCGACTTTGTGGATCAGCATGTGATCTATGACTGGCGGGCCAAGTATCCGAAGATCGACAGCTACCGCAATACCGGCCGGCTGATTCGGCTCCGGGATAAGATCTTGGTGACTATGGACTTCAAGCGCCAAACGGTTTCCCACCATGAAGATGTCAGGGTCTCATATGATATTTCCAAGTACAAAGACATCATGCGGAACCGATGGAACCCATGGGAGGATCGGCCGATTGAAACGGCGGCGGAATTGTGCATGGCACTTCGGAGAGTAACCAATTCGGACGAGTCCAGAGCAGTTGCGGTATTGGAGCTGTTGGAGGATCACCCCAAAGCCATCATCTTTTACAGTTATGACTACGAACTGGATATTTTGCGTTCTCTCGGGTATCCGGAGGGGACAGAGATTGCGGAGTGGAATGGACACAAGCATCAGGAAATCCCCACCGGAGACAAGTGGGTGTACCTCGTCCAATACACTGCCGGATGTGAGGGGTGGAACTGTATCACTACGGACACCATTATATTTTACTCACAGCAATATTCTTACAAGGTAGCGACGCAGGCGGCTGGACGGATTGACCGGCTGACCACGCCATATCGAGACTTAAACTACTATCACTTGAAGAGTTTCTCCGGAATCGACCTTGCCATCAGCAAGGCTCTTTCCAAGAAGAAGAACTTCAATGAAGGCAAGTTCGTAGGCTGGGCCACAAAGCCGATGCCAATGGCCGCGTAATTTTCAGGTTGTATTATGGAGGGAGACACCGAACGTCTCCTTTTATATTTTGAAGAAAGGAGGAAAACATTTTGAAACAACAGCTCGACCTCGAAGTAAAGAAGTTCTTTGATCTACTGGCCAATACGCCTTCCATCAAGGTTAAAAAGCAACTCCTGGCTGAAAAGCGCGATGATGGAAACGTCAAAAAATTCTTAGACTATCTGTTGAACCCCTTCTTTGTTACAGGCATTTCTGAGAAGAAAATCCGAAAAGTTGTGTCCGTCGAAAAATCAGTTCACTTCCATTCGTTTCATGAGTTGATGACGTATGTTCGGAAAAATCACACGGGCTCCGATGATGTTTTGGCAAATACCCAAGCCTATCTGGATGATGTGAACCCCGAATTGCGGATGTTCTATATCGGGATCATCGCAAAAACCATTCGTATCGGATGTGACGCCAAAACTGTCAATGACGCATTCGGATATGAGTTCATCCCCCAGTGGGAAGTGCAGCAAGCCTATCAAATCGGAAAATTGAAGATGAATGAAAATGAGTGGTTCAGTTTAAGCCAGAAACTAAATGGGGTTCGTGGAACTTACTTCGAGGGAAAGCTCATCAGCAGACAAGGGAAAGAGTTTGCCGGTTTGGAACACATTTTAGGAGACATTCAGCGGCTTATCCCCAACTCGGACGAGTGGGTTGTTGACGGGGAGCTGATTCGCAAAAATGTGGAGCATATCTCCGACAATGAAAACTTTCGACTGACGACTGGAATACTCAGCCAGGAGGATGGCGACAAACGGCAAATTCAACTGGTGATCTTTGATATTTTACCAAAGGCTGAGTTTCTTCGCGGGGAGAGTCAGTTGCGGTATCGAGATCGCTTAGAGCAGCTAAAAGATTTGGAGCAAAGGATACAAAGGCGAAACTTGTCAAATCTTCGTATTGTGGATGTGCTGTATACTGGGAACGACATGTCCATGATCTCTAAATGCCTGGATCGTATGATTGCTGAAGGCAAAGAGGGGCTGATGCTGAATCGGAACTGCAAATACTTTACGAGGCGGCATAATGGCATCCTTAAAGTGAAACAGTTCTATACCGTAGACCTCGAAATTGTAGATCTTGAAGAAGGAACAGGTCGGTTGTCTGGAACTTTGGGCGCATTTGTTGTCCGCTATAAGAACAACTACTTACGGGTTGGTTCGGGGATGACAGATGATCAGCGAAAAAAGTTTTGGGATGACGGTCTGAACTTGATTGGCCGTGTGATCGAGGTAAAGTATAAGGATGAAAGCTATGATCGTCGAACCGGTCTTCGCAGTCTTCAGTTTCCGATTTTTGTCCAACTCCGCGAACTTGGAAAACAAGAAAGCTATGATTGACAAAGGAGAATGACGATGGATGAAAAATCTAACCATAAAGCAGACTTTAGCAGCATTGAAGATCGTATTCGCATTTTTCGCGATTACATGGCACCTGCTCTGCATCTGTTTCCGAAGGATATCACTGATCGGCTGACAAAGAGCGGATTCTTTACCGCACCGGCAAGCACGAAGTATCATGGCGCTTACGAAGGTGGCCTATTTGACCATAGCTACAATGTGACTTCTACTTTGGTCACGCTCACTCACTGGAAGAAATTCTGTGTATCCGGTATCACATGGGCGCCTTCGTGGACCAGAAGGAGTGGAACGACTACACCCGTGCCATTCATGAGTATCCGAACGTGCTCTGGACGCATACAGCCGACATGATTGCGGCGCACATCCTGGAAATTGACAAGTGACCCTACCTTATTATATTCTATCAGACAAGAGGTGAAGCGCATGCGCGGAGCAATTATTGGCGACATTGTTGGTTCCCGTTTTGAACGACATAACCACAAGTCCAAAGAGTTTGAGCTGTTCACCGACCGATGCCGGTTTACGGATGACACGGCTATGACCGTGGCTATTGCGAAGGCTCTGCTGGAATGCAAAGGCGACTATACCGATCTCAGCAACCATGCCATTCGGTGTATGCAGGAGATTGGGCAAAAGTATCCTGACGCCGGGTACGGACAAATATTTTACCTATGGCTGCATCATAAAGCACCGGCGCCCTATTTGAGCTATGGGAACGGTTCAGCTATGCGGGTAAGCCCGGTGGCTTACGCGGCAAAATCGGCACAGGAGTGCATCGATTTGGCCGATGCAGTGACCAAAGTGAGCCATGACCATCCGGAAGGGATGAAAGGGGCCGAAGCAGCCGCTCTGATCACCTTTGGTGCTCGAAGCTATCTGCCGAAACAGATTCTCCGGGAGTTAGTGCAGACCTGGTATTACACTTTGGATTTCACCATTGACGAGATCCGCCCCACTTATCGCTTTGATGCGAGCTGCCAGGGCTCTGTCCCTCAGGCAATCGAGGCATTTCTGGAGTCTGAGGACTTTGAGGATGCTATCCGGATTGCGGTTTCCCTTGGTGGGGACAGCGACACGATTGCAGCCATTGCTGGAGGAATCGCCGGAGCCTATTATGGCGTGCCCGACGATTTATGGCAGAAGGCGGCAGAGTATCTCCCCCAGGAATTCCTTGATATTTTGGAGGAGTTTGAGCAGACTTACTCAAACTAAATAGAAATACGATTAGACCATCCTTGTTGCTGGGGATGGTCTTTTATATTTTTTGGAAACCAGGAGATGTGAGTCATGGATGAACAAAGGTTAAAAGAATTCTTCACCGCTATTGGTACACTGGCTGAGATGGCGCTGCTCTTTTATCGGAGCAGCATCGCCGCGAAAGCGACGCCTGAGGAGGCCTTTCGGATTACACAGGCGTTCATTGCCGTAGCTCTGAGCGGGGGAAGCAAGAGCGAGAACAAGGAGGGCGCATGATGAAAGTTTGCATTTTATCAAATGACGCCCCCGCGGCCTTTCAAAGCTCAATCAATGCTTTCATTGCTGACAAAAAGGTCATCGACATCAAATATCAGAGCATGATGTTGCCCTTGAAGTTTACAAACGGTGTTCCTTCGGAGTCAACTATTGTAGATCGTGCACTTATCATCTATGAAGAGTGAACAGATGATGGCTGTTCGTTGCAAATGCGGACATCCGGCGCATGTTTGGCACTCGCGTGATGGATATTTGTGCGGGTGTATCAGTCCAGATTGTACCGTCTCTTTAGAGAGGTCACGGAAGTCCAAAGCAGAGGCAATCGAAAAGTGGAATGCGAAGATGAAAGGAGAAAAACGATGACTGAAAACGTCAATGGGCTTCAAGTTGATATTTCAAAATATGTTGGCGAAGAGATTGCCCGCCTTGCGGTGGCGTCGATTGGTGAAGATACTTTGAAACAGCTTGCGGAAAAAGCAATTAAGGATCTCTATGAGCAAAGATGGTTTGGCACCGAGCGGGCCACTACGATTCATAGGCAAACGGCGAAGCTTCTTAGTGAAAAGATCCAGGAATATGTTGTCGAAATTCTGGAACATGACGATTTCAAAGAGCAGGCCAAAATACAAGCCGAACAGATTGTTTCGGACATGCAGAAAAAAGTCCGAGAAATCGTTATCGAACAATACGCAAATGCGCTCGCCGGGAACATTGCTACCGGATATTTTGGCGGGACATTCAAAATGAATGTGCAGCAAATCGTCAATGATATGTTTCACTGACGGCAAAAAAGGAGAAGAACATGGCTGGGTTTAATTGCGAAATCGAATGGGCGACCCGTCTTTGTGAAGTAAACGGAAAGCTTGGATATTTTCATTGTTGGGAGCATTGGGCCAATGTGGTCGGAGCCAGTGCTCTGCACGGCGGTCATCCTGGCGGCCAAGTCGGACAGGTTTATGGCATCGTAGAGTTTCCAGAAGGAGTCCAGAGAGTTGATCCGTCGAAGATCCATTTCAAAGACGAAATCAACAGCGTTCTCGGAGAAATGGATAAGTGCAAAGAAGAGGTTACCCATGAAGAAACTTCCGAAGATGAGAAAGCTGGTAAGGAGGCTATAAATGATCCAGACTAATTTTGAACCCTATTGCGAGGATTGCACGGATCTCGAACCGGTTGTGGAGAGACTTTATGGAAATGATGGAGTTGTCCAGCAGGTTATCACTTGCATGAATCTTCATCATTGCCGGAAAGTCGCAGAATTCTATCGAGAGAAAGGGAAGCTCGAATCTGGAAAAGGAGGATTCTGATGTTCATCGTGAAAGATTGTACGCGAAATCCTCCTTATACCACGGTAAGCAATGACATTAAAGATGTCCGCGATATCGTTATCGGCATTACCGGAGATGAAACGATTGGTGACCATGTCCTTCTTCATCTTGGACACATGACTTTCGGGCAATTTTTAGTCTGGGGTCAACTCGTCATTAAATGCGTTCCGGATGAAGAGGCACAGACATTATATTTGGAAGGAGAAACAACGTCTGGTGCATGGCATCTATGTCGATATGTCGATTTGAAATTAGAGCACGACGGATCTTGGGTAGACGGAAGATGGTATGAATGGGAAGATATTCATGGCAATCGCGAAGTTGCTCGAATGAAACTTGACGCCATAGACCACTTCTATCCGCATACCAAAATCATCAAAGAAGAAGATGTTTGTCGTTATAGAGAGTTAGAAGAAGGAGAACTGCAATGCTGATTATTAAAACCGAGGAGGATCGAGAGCGCTGCACATCTTCCTATGGCAATCACACCATTGTTTTGACTATGGAAGAAGTGGTGGCATTGTTTGCGGGAGCAACCCTTGGCGATCCGAATTTTGATGAGTATGGGACATTTATTCGGCTGGAGGGGAACGCATGAAAGTGATCGTAAGTGAACTCCCAGTTAGGAGCAAAGACTGCATTTTCGCAGAGTATATCAACATGACCAGCAAATACAAATGCATGTTTCAGTCCGGAATGTATTCTCGGTGCAAATTGGACTGCGGCGAAGAATGCCCATATTTGAAAAGGGGAGCCGAAGAGCCCTCCATTTCGGTGGAACAGGAGATCGGAGAGTTGCTGGATACTGGGGATGATATTGGTTCCATTTTTGAAGCTATGATGCTACTGCCGGAAAGGAAAAATAATGAAGACAAAAAATGAGAAACTTGAGGAGTTTCTAAAAAGAACCGGCATCGAACTTTTACCTTTTCAAAAGGAAATCCTCAGTCAGATGACGGATGGGAATAAGATTTATATTTGCTATCCACCGCACGTTGGGAGAATCAACACATTATTGTTGATGCGAGCCCTGGGGGCCACGCTTGAGAAAGGAGAAGGCGATGCCGAAGTTCGTATTTGACCCTAAAAAGGAAAGAGAATTAGGAGGGCTTCTGGACGTTTTGATCCATTCTGAAGCGATCCATTGTAAGGCTGTGGCTCCGGAAGTTGTATTCTCGGGAGTGCATTCATATTTGACCCATGGCTATGATCACAAAGTCACTGTTGACTTCAATAAGATGGCCAAAGCAATCTATGACGCTGGCTACCGAAAAGGAGAAAAAACTATGAAGACTACCGTCGGAGAACTGGTTAAAAAGATTGATGCTATTGAGTCCCTGATTCAAGATTTGCGCAAAATGGATAACGACACTGCCAGTAAAGCGGCCAATTATCTTTGGGACTATCTCACCATGATCCGCTCAGAGCAAGTGGAGATTTGAAAGGAGAAAACGGTGAATAATTTTGATGTGTCTGTTTTTGAGCCCCTGCTTGGTAGAACTATTGTCAAAATCGAAGGGGCTGAGAAAGACAGCGAAGAAATCCTCTTCACATTGGAAAATGGGGATATTTTCCGCATGTACCATGAGCAGGACTGTTGCGAAGACGTTCGGATCGAGGACATCGGCGGCGATATTAACAATCTAATTGGAAACCCTGTGCTTTTGGCAGAAGAGGTTACAAATGAAGGAGAAGTTGAATACGGCGACACCTGTACTTGGACATGGTATCATTTTGCCACCATCAAAGGTTATGTAACAATCCGCTGGTATGGGGAATCCAACGGCTACTATTCCGAGAGCGTCGATCACGAATGGATCAAGAAGGAGGATGCGCAACATGCTGAAAATTGAGCATACAGAAGTCCTGGGCTGGGAACATGCGATCCGTGGGATGCGGAATCCGATGAACTCTTGGGAGAAGAGTGATAGTTGGTATACAACAGATGACGGAACACCCGACCATCCAAACGTACATATCGGCCTTAACGATCTCGACCTGATGAAACGGCTGCGGAATGCTGGGACGGATCACCGGAAGTTCATGCGGATGATTGCCGTGTATGTGGATATTACGGCTCCGCTGTACTGGTGGAAGGAATTCGATACATATAAGGTCGGGACAGTTGCGAACTCTTGCTCGACAATGCATAAGATCACGGCGAAGGAGTTTGCGCTGGAGGATTTTAGCCACGAGCATTTAATTGTGGCGGGCCTTAATTCTCTTAAACGCACAATCGATGATCTAAATTCTGCTCGTGAAGGATATTTGGATGAGCGTATTAAGCAGAATCCCGAATGGCGAAAAGAAGTCTGGTGGCAGATGATCCAACTTCTCCCCTCTTCCTACAACCAGAAACGGACAGTGATGCTCAATTACGAGGTTCTGGCCAACATTTACAAGAGCCGGCGGAACCATAAGCTCGATGAGTGGCATACATTCTGTGACTGGATTGAAGAACTACCGTACAGTGAGCTGATTACCGGTCCGAGCCTCAAAGATATTCCGATTAGCAATGAGATTATGGAAGAGGCAAAGCGAAGAGTCCATGAGGAGTTAAATACTCAGTGGGACAAGTTTTATGAAATGCACAGCGGCCATGAAAATGTTGAGCGTGCTGTGTTCCGAATCCGAAGAGAAGACGTCGATGCCGAAACATGGGACGCTCTCATGAAGGTGACCCAGGAAGGAAAGTCGTTCCATATCTTTGAGGAGGGCAAGCCTTTTGAGGTAGTTCCGATAAAAGAGGACTGTTAGGGGTGAAGAATAAACTTGATATTTTAGAGGAGCATTTACAGGCTTGGACGAAACGACATCCTTGCTGTTGGTGGCTCCTTCAAAAACTTGCAAACTTTTGGGTCTTCGTGCTAAAAGTTCAAATCTCCATTATGATCCTATATCTACTATTCTGGCGTTAAGGAGGATTGATATTTCATGGAAAGGCGAGATTTAGTCAACTTTTGGAATGAGATACACACTGTCATCGACAATGCCGTGGAAAAGCGCGATCGGTCGGTGGCAATTTATATTTCACCTGATAGCGGCATGACGGTTAATGTCTATCCTTGGCCGGACGAGGAATCGCTGCGAGAGGCTCTGGAGTGTGGCAAAATCGCCTATAATGACTACCGTCAAAAGATTGGGCTTGACCCTGTTATGACTTAATTGACACTCTCCAGCGCAGCATGGTATGATGAACTCGGATAAACCGCATCGACCATGCGCAGAAAGCGCAGCTCCTATTATGGAAGGAGGTTGTTAAGCTATGGCTGAGCACAACAATTCTCGCCTTCTGGATGGTGGTGACGATTCCATGGGCATGACAGACAATCAGTACAAAGGAATGCTCCTCGACCAGTTAGAAGACTGGCAGGAGGTCCTGGATCTGGCGGTCAAGGCCGGGAACACCGAAATCCAGGAAAAGGTCGAGAAACAAATTCGCAAAATCAATGAAAAGCTGAAGTTCTAAACCTCGACCAAGGGGAGAGCCTACGGAAACGTGGGCTCTCTTCTTTTATATTTTGAAAAAAAAAGGGGGGGGGATCGATTCGATGGAAAAATTATTTCGCCTAAATGAACAAGATATTATCCAGGCCCTCGCAGACCACTTCAATGTGGATCGGGCCAATGTATGCTTGACGATTAAAAGCAAAACGGAGGGATACGGCCCGACTGAGCATCAAGTTTCGGAAGTAAGCGCTGTTATCAAGGAGGGCTGAGCATGGACATTCCAGGAATACGATGCTTGACCTGCGTCCACATCAATGTTTGCTCACTGAAGCCAACTCTGCTCATGTATGAAACGATTGCGAAGCAGATGGGTGTAGCTTTACGCTGTCCAAACTACATTGATATTTCACAGCTTCGCCCAGAAAAGGAGGAACACAAAGATGACGCTCCATGAAAAGGTCGTCCTCTCTGCCTACACTGGCATTTTGATGTGTAACATGGACGAGGTCCACAAATATATTGAAAAGCTTCTGGGCCGGCCGGTTTGGACGCATGAGCTGGCTTCGGAGACACTATGGGCGCAAATCAAGGAAAAGGCGAAGGCCGATTTCCTCAAAATCATCGAATCATAGGAGGGGCATGCTATGGCAAAGATCAAACCCAAAGCCGTACTCTACCTATGCGATCGCAAACGCTGCGGTGACCGGTGTCACCACCCCGACTGCCAACATACCACTGATATTTCGCATGCTATCAACGGCGGCGCCTTCCCAAATGGTTTTGAGAAAGTGCCATACGAGGATGGCATTTGCTTTGTAGAGAAGGAGGGCTGATATTTGACCTTTAAGGAATTTACAGTCTGGTGCAATGAGCGAGCCTGTGACGGACGATGGAGTATGCTCACTGCGATGGCCTGTATTGATCTAATGGCTGAGATCCGAAAGATTCCTTTTTGGAAAAGGGAACGATTTTGGAAATCACAATATGAAAAACAGGTTTTAGAAGAAATTGTCGAGCCAATCAATCAAAGGATCATCCTTTATGAACTTGCAAGAAAACATCCGTATGAGAACATACCAACCACATGTAAAAAGGAGCATGGCACCATGACAATCAACGAATACCAGGCCCTTGCGTTACGCACGGAATCGCGCATCACCACCGACCCCATCCCATATATCCGAGTGCTCGAAGGCCTTATGGGACTGAACGGTGAGGCTGGGGAGGCCATCGACATCATGAAAAAGGTGCTCTTTCAGGGCCACGAATTTGACAGGGAGCACATGGCTAAGGAGCTCGGCGACATTGCCTGGTATCTGGCTGTCAGCGCTGATGCCATTGGCTATGATCTGGAGACCATTTTCCAGATGAACGTGGACAAGCTTAAGGCGCGGTATCCTGACGGGTTTGATTCCGAGCACAGTCAGCACCGCAGCTCCGATGATATTTGAGGAACGCCACCATGCCTATCAGAGACAATGACCTATTTGTCTACTTCGGCAAGTATTGCAAAACATGCAAGCATGAAAAGCTGGAGGAGAATGAACCTCCGTGCAATGAGTGCTTGGAGCACCCAATAAACCTAAATTCTCATAAGCCCGTCAATTATGAGGATAAGAATGACTGAGGTGATGTGCGATGAAACTGAGATTTGTGGGAGAAGACGGCTCCATGGGGCTGAAAAATGGAGAGGTCTATGAAACCCACATTTTCATCAAGGGGAAATTCCTGTGGGTGGAGTGGAAAGTCAACCTCTTTGCCGTGAAATCCTGCCCCTACTCCTCTACCAAAGCATTTGCGCAGAACTGGGAACTGGCAAGTACGATTTAACCAAGGAGGATCTGTATGGCACAGAAAAGAATCAAGATGGTTCGGCAAGATATTTTGAGCGATTGTCTACGGCTTCTCTATGATGACGGAACACAAGGGGTTCTGAATTATGGAGAGGCCGTTTCTCATTCCATAACGCCTGTCAATGTTCAGCCAGAGGGACTTGTCGGACTCACGCTCAAGCAAGCCAAGATGAAACTTGGCATCAAGAATTGAGGTGCCCGGATGAGTCAAGAATATGATTTATATTTGCAACGGCATAAAGCCAATGTGAAAAAGGGCTATGACTGGCTCTGCACCAACATGCCGTGGCTCTTCGAGGGGCGGCCTAACAGTGCTTGGCAGACTGAGTTTGAGCATGACGCCTCTAAATCAAATCCGGACGAGTACGAGGCCTATGACGCTTACTTCTACGGCGGCAATCGCTCTTATGCAGTCGTCCAAGCGTTTCAATATGCTTGGCTGCGGCACATTCACCGCAATCCCCATCACTGGCAGCACTGGGTTCTGATCAACGATGACCCCGGTGAAGGCGAAGTCCTGCTGGAGATGCCCTACAATTATATTATCGAGATGATCTGCGACTGGTGGGCCTTCAGTTGGGAGAAGGGCGATCTGAGCGAGATCTTCGCCTGGTATGACGATCATCAGGCCTACATCAAACTCCATCCCAAAACCCGGCAGACCGTGGAGGATATTCTCTGGGATCTCCGAGGTCGGCTGGGGTTCAATGTCCTGGCGCACCACGGCGTCAAAGGTCAGAAATGGGGTGTTCGGAATGGACCGCCGTATCCGCTTGATAAAACCAAGAAGTCTGGTACAATAGTGACAGATTCTATTGCTGCCGGAGAGGTTTCGCAAACCGTTAATAAAGATAAGCAGAAACGGCATTCAAAAAGTGATCACGAGCCCGGAAGAAGTTATCTTGATGGAGATATTGACTTTGCACAGCAGCTGGTCGACGAATACTCCGGAACTGGAACTCCGATCTGCAAGGATGGGAAATGGTCGCATCGCGAACGAATTACCGCCAAAGAAGACATTGGTACTTATGTGGATGTCGATGGCAATGAGACCAGAAGTGACAGAGCCATGATCATCTATTCAAAAACGGGCACTCATATTTACCCAATTAGAAAGGAGAATGACGATGAAACTTGAACGCTCACTCGAAGGGAAACAAGTACGAATCGTCACCACAGACAATGAAGTTCTGACCGGCGTTGTCGAGGATTACATTTTCCCAGAGGACAACGAGCCGGAAGGGGTTTCTGGTATCAATGTCTATAACTGCCCAAAACCTGGGGAATGGACTGGACTCAATGAAACTGATATCCAGTCTATTGAAATCATGGAATAGACGAAATCTCGCAGGAAAGGAGAAAAACCGTGATAACCATTCAAGGGCAATACAACATTGCTGTCTGCTACACCAATGAGCTGGAAGGAGCGGCTCGGGAGCAGATTCAGGCAGTATGTGACCGGCCCGAGTTTTCGGGCTGTAAAATCCGCATTATGCCCGATGTGCACGCCGGAAAGGGCTGTACCATCGGCACCACCATGACTATCCAGGACAAAATCGTTCCCGGTATGGTAGGCGTGGACATTGGTTGCGGCATGGAGACGGTAGAACTGGCCGAGTGTGAAATCGACTTTGCTAAGCTGGACGCGCTGATCCGGGAGAAGATCCCCTTCGGCCGGGAAATCCGTGATATTCCCCATTCCCTCAATTCAGAAATTGACTTAACTCAGCTTCGATGCGCCGACCAAGTCAATCTTGACCGAGCGATTCACAGTATCGGCTCTTTGGGCGGCGGCAACCACTTTATTGAGGTAGACCAATCCGGGGACGGACGGCTATTCCTAGTCGTTCACTCCGGGAGCCGGCACCTTGGAACAGAAGTGGCCGATTACTATCAGAATGAGGGACGCCGGGCACTTTGGGGTGGGGCCAAGCATCAGATTCAGGAGACCATTGCAAAGCTCAAAGCCGAGGGGCGGTTTCAGGAAATCCAGAAAACTATCACGGCTCTGAAGAAAGAGCATGAGTTGGATATTCCGAAAGACCTCGCCTATGTGGAGGGCAAACTGTTCGACGACTACATCCACGATATGAAGTTGACGCAGCAGTTTGCGGTGCTCAATCGGAAAGCTATGGTGGACGTCATCCTGGAAGGTATGGGCCTTACTGCGGTGGATATTTTCACCACCATCCATAACTACATTGATACGGACGCCATGATTCTCCGGAAGGGCTCCGTATCTGCCAAGAAGGGAGAAAAGCTGCTTATCCCTATCAACATGCGAGACGGCAGCTTGATCTGCGTTGGCACGGGGAATGAGGACTGGAACTGCTCTGCTCCGCACGGAGCCGGACGCCTCATGAGCCGTCGAGCAGCGCTTAACACCCTATCTATGGAGGAGTTCCAGAATGAAATGAAGGGCATCTACACGACTTGCGTAGTTCCCGACACTCTTGATGAATCTCCGATGGCCTACAAGAGCATAGAGGAGATCGTCTCTCAAGTCGGGCCCACTGCAATCATTGTGGAACGCATCCGCCCTGTCTACAACTTCAAAGCCTCTGATTAAACCGAATAAGGAAAACTTGAAATGCCTCGAATTGTGTAACAGCAGTTCGGGGCATTTATATTTTCTGGAGAGGAGCGGCATGAAGGGAATTTATAAAAGACCAGTAAGTTGCTCTCCTTGCATTGACATGGACTGGATGACCCCAGAAACCTGCGCCGAATGCGAGCGATTGCGACGTGAAGAGGTTGATATTTTACAGCTTGGCGTCGGGTTCTTTGCAAACAAGGCAATTATCAAGAGGCCCGACGGCACGCTGGCGACAGTGCTACTCAGCGAACTCACTATTATGGATTGATATTTTGAAAGGAGAAAATCGCTATGGTTGATACAAGGGGTCTAAAAAAGTCCGCTGTTCTGGCAGCACTTTATAACGCTTCTAAGCCGCAAGGGTTGGGGTTTCTACATTTCGATCCTGTTCCGATGACTGAGGAGGAGGCTGAAGAGCTTTTGAGAATGGGTACCTACTTCGATTATCTCAAAGGTCGCGTCATGAAGGTGGATCTGAGCAATGACGATTGTTTTGAAGAATGGCTCTACGATCGGGATAACGGAAACGGGGCGGCACAGAGAGCCATCAATCAACTTCGTGGCTTATAAAACATCTTGATATTTTTGAAAAGGAGAAAAAACATGGACGAGATGAATGTAAAAGCAGTCGAGACTACGGAAAACAAGGAAATTCGGCCGAAGATCATCGCGGTGGACTTCGACGGCTGCCTGGTTACGAACAAGTTCCCCGAGGTCGGCGATCCCATCAACAAGACCATCTCCAGGCTCAAGCAGGAGCAGGCCAATGGCGCCAAGGTCATCCTCTGGACCAACCGGCGGGATAAGCCACTGGACGACGCGGTGAATTTCTGCGAAGAGCAGGGTATCCATCTGGACGCGATCAATGCAAACCTGCCGGAGATCATCGAGGCCTTTGGCGGCGATACCAGAAAGGTATTTGCCAATGAGTATTGGGATGATCGGGCCGTCTATATGGCAGAAGAGGAAGACGACTGGGCGGCGAGGGAGATTGCCCTTGCATGCCAGAGTGAGCGTGAGGCTTCGGAGGGTACGGATGACTGGGACTATGGCGTGGCCTGTTATGAAAGTGCGCTGCGAGCCTATCGGAGTCTGATGCAAGATGGTCACTCCGGATTCAGCATCCAAATCACGAAGAGCATTCTCAACCGCCTGATTGATGGTAAGTGTCTGACGCCCATCGAGGATACGGAAGATATTTGGAATGAGGTAACCGGGGAAATGGACGTCAAAGATGGGCGCCGGGATTTTCAATGCAAGCGCATGTCATCCCTGTTCAAGACGATTGCATCGGACGGCACAACTACTTATTCCGACGTGGGCCGAGTCTGTGGCGTCAACGCTAATTCCCCTGATGTGGCTTTTACGAACGGCCTGATGACCCGTCTCATTGACAAACTCTTCCCCATCACCATGCCCTATCTGCCCGCGACCAAGAAGTATCGTGTCTTCTCCGAGGACTTCCTAGTGGACCCCAAGAACGGGGATTATGACACCATCGCCTACCTTTATATTCTCACACCCAATGATAAGCGGATCGAGTTGAACCGCTACTTCAAAGAGGAGGGCGGCAAGATGGTTCCCATTGAGAAGGCCGAGTACGAGGAGAGAAAGACGAAACGGGTGGATAAGAAATGAAACGTGGCTGGGATGATATTTTACATGCCCTATTCAATGCCATCGGCATTCTTGCTATTCTCGGCCTAATTTTCCTTATAAAACTACTCTACGATTTTATGAGGTGGTTATTTTGAAAGATTTCGACACAATATTGGTCGGCTTTGACCATAGCCATGGTGATCCTGCGGTGCTGATCGTTGGTCGAAAGGCACCCCGGGATAACGTCCAGATCATCAATCAGTTCCAAGGCAAAGAGGCTGAGGAACTGTATCAGAAACTTGTTGGAGAGGAGAAAAAAGTATGACAATCGGCGGCTGGGTTATATTTGCCATCTTTGCAATTCTTGTCCTGTGTTTTGGTATTGGGGGCGCATATCTGATTGAGAACATTCCCGGAAAGATTATCAGCGTGGTGGTAGCCATTTTGCTGATTTTGGGTCTGTTCTTCGGCATGCGCTGGTACTTCCAGAATACTGCGTCCGGCCAGCGGGCTTTGACAGATCAGAAAAGCAATTTGGACAATGGGCTCGAACGGACGGTGACGATCTATACGGCTGATGGAGAAATCATCGCGCAGTATACCGGAAAGATTGATATTGAGGGAAATGACGGCGGTTATGTGCTCTTTGACTATGAGGGAAAGCGTTATACCTATTATAACTGCTTCGTAGAGTCCATCGCTGAAATTGGGCCTTGATATTTGGCGGAAAAGGAGAAAAACATGAAACGCATTTATGCCAGTGTGCTCTTATGCGCTATTTTGTCGTTGGGCCTGCTGACTGGGTGTGACCAAGGCGTCGCTCGCTCCCTTGGCGGTGACATGACTTTGGAGTTGGAACCCGGTCAAAAACTGGAGATGATCACCTGGAAGGATGATTCTTTATGGTATCTCACCCGGCCAATGCAGGATGGAGAGGAGCCGGAAACGCACACGTTCCAGCAGTCGTCCGAGTTTGGGGTGTTTGAGGGCACTGTGACCATCATTGAATCTATTGAAGGTGAGGAAACGCCATGACAGTTTATATCGCCGGGAGACAGACGGGCAAAACAATCTATTTGATTCGGATGTCCGCAAAGACAGGCGCCGTTATCGTGGCCCCGACTTATCAAATGGTGAGCTACATCGACCAGATGGCCCGCAAACTTGGATTGAAAATTCCACCGCCTATCTCGGTTGTTGAATGGGCTCAGATGGTAGCCCGCAAGCAAGTCCACTCAGAGCAAAGATATTTAGTGGACGAGCTGCAAATGGTATTAAGCCAGATGAATGTGGAGGCGGCAACGCTTAACGAAGATAGTAAGGAGGAAGTTCACATGTTTGGAGTAAAGGAAACCTGCTGCACCAGATGTAGCCATCGGGATGTGTGCCAGTATAAAGAGGAGTATCTGGCGGCTCAGCATGCTGTGGACGAAGTCAGCGTCCATTTGCCTACCAAAGATGAAAACTCTGCCCGGATGATTCGACTCCGTGATATTCCCTGGATCGAGCCGGTGGAACTGAAGTGCCGGCATTTCCAGCAGAACACCGGGGTAGCACGATAAAAAAATCAGGAGGACATTTCAAAATGAAGAAAATCATCACACTACTGATGGTCATAGCTATGATATTCTCCCTTTCGGCCTGCGGAGAACCCAGTGGCCAACATCAAGACATGGTTTCCACCCTCGACACTGTAAGCGATCTCCAAGAGCGCCAGCCAACACCAACAGACTTGGACTTCTCTCTGGAACGTTATAACCTGATCCGCCGGGCTTATTGGGTAAATGGCCAACGCGAAAAGGCCGCCGCAGTTGTCTGCCAGGCGGAGAAACCTCTTGGGTACATCGTGCTCTTTACTGAGAGCGGTAGTGTTGTAGGGCGATTTGTGGTTGATGGTAAGGTCAGCAGCCTAAACAGTTATCTTACCCCGGACAGCGAGGAATATTCGTCCAGCTATTCCAGATGGATCGCCGACGTGGATGGCTCCTATGGGGAGAACGACGCCGGGATATTCTTCTTTACTCCGGATGGTAAGTACGTCGAGTGGACGGGCACCTATCTCTATTCCGACATTCCCTTTGAGGTAGACGATCCCGTCGTGAAGGTCGGAGGGTAACGTCATGAGAAAGGCGTTGAGCATTGTGGGGGCGGTCGTAGTGGCCGCCCTCATTTGCGTTTCCTTGATATTTCTGGGCTGGGGCGACACCTGGCTTGGAAATCAAGTAGAGTATGTGGATCAGAAGATCGACGATGCTACGAACTATGAAACCCGAAAAACTGTGGAGGATAGCTGCCGGGCGATGATTGCCTCGTATGAGGCCGACAAGCTGACCTATGAGCAGTATAAGGACAGCGAAAACGACGAGCAACGGTCTTGGGCAGACCAGGCGAAAATGCGGGCCAACCGTACTGCCGCGAATTACAACAACTACATTCTCAAGAACTCCTATGTCTGGAGCGGAAACATTCCGGAAGATATTTTGGCAGAGCTTCCGATTATTGAGTAAAAACAGGAGGATACAATCATGCGCAAATTGCTTAGAAGTATGGCCAAGGCCGAGATGGTTCGTCGTGGATATTCTAAGGTGAACCGCAGAATGAGCCATTCCTACGGCGGGTGGCGGACCGTCATCAACGCTTACCCCATCAATCTGGTAACTGGTAAGAAGATGGCTGGAAACTACCGCGGCCAGAAGAAGTATCCGAAGGGGCACTACTCCCATCTCTTTGTGTATTGAGTGGGATTGATATTTGTGGAAGGAGAGGTGTCAAATGTGGAAGCGAGAACTTTTGAGAAATAAGCTCTACGCTTTGCTGCTGGTTGGGCTCTCTTTGCCTGTGATGTTTCTCGATGGGGACGCGACTGCGACAGTGCTGATGCTGTTCTTCGCTGTCCCCTTATTCTTTGCCAAGGAAAATTGGATTATGGGAGGGAGTCACAGTTATGCATATCAAGAAAGCCGGAGGAAAAGTGTACGGCGCCATACTTACCGCAGCGGAGAAAAAAGCGATGGATATCGAGATCCAGAAGGAGCTTGCGGAGTACGACAGAAAACACATCGCCGAAATCGACGCGACCATTCTGTGGGTGCTGCATGAACAGTTCGGGTTCGGGGCTCAGCGGCTTCGGACTTATTACGATGCCTTCCATGACCGTATCAAGGAGCTGGTCAGTCGGTATGAGATGGAAGACCAGGATGATATTTGGCTCTGTACGCAGATGCTAAAGCGAATTGGCGTCGACATCGAAGCATGGCATAAGGAGAGCGACCATGGGACTTGATGCTTTTGGAAGAATGGTGCGGGACATTCGCCTGGTTCGAGCAATGTTGCTCTATGATATGGCGAAGGATCTTAATATTTCACCGGCCGAGTTGTCCGCCATCGAATGCGGGAGAAAACCTGTCCCAGATTGGTTCATCTCCAAACTGCAAGAAAAATACGGCATCAGCGATATGCATGCCCAATCACTTATCAAATTCATGAACGAACGGGGTGAGAAAAATTGTCCTGGAATGATCGAAAAAACGCAGAGGGTTACTCAGACCCCACAGCTTACCAAGCTCTGAAGAATATTGAGGCTGAGGAGGAGCGGTTCCATAAGCTGCTCTATGCCATCTTTGATATTTGCGAACTGGCGGACTTTGAAATCGAGGGGCGGATTGTTCTGGTGGACAAGCGCTCCGGAAAGGTTTGGAGGTGATAAGTTTTGGGCCTATCCAGACTTGCAGCAAAATGTAGAGCGTGTCCGCATGTATCCACCTGTGACCATAAACAGATGGAGGCGCTTGGATATTTACCGTTGCCGGAGCCGACGGTTAAGGTTCAGGTAGACCGAACGGTTCAGATCGACAACCTGTTAATAGCACTCAACTGCTGTTACACCAATATGCGGGCAGGTTTTTCCAAATCCCAAAACAATATTTGAGAGGTGATGACCGATGACCATGGAAGAGGCTTTGGCAGTTATTCAGAAGATTGCAGACGCTTGGAATGCCTTTGGACAGGCAATAGAGAATGCTGCGCAGGCGCTCCAGGATATGTTCCGTGGCCTGACTGATAGCGATGAACTCTGGCCCAAACGCAACGGGATACCTCCGAAAAAATACGGCATGTCCCTTCATCGGCGGATTCGTCCGTCCCCTCCTCGCTACCAATTTGTCCCGGTGGCTCCTCGAAATCAGCCTTACCAGCGGCGGGCCTTTTAAGAAACAGGCCTGACTAGAGCTTGATATTTGAGGTGAAAAGGGCATCGAAGGATACGGACGTGGGCGACTTTGCAGCAGGATTCGACCGAAAAGTGAGCCAAAAGCTGCTACTATTACTGTTAGTAGCAGGTCAAATTTGGAGTATTTTGCTGGCCACTTTTAGTCTGAAAACTGGCCATTTGCCCACTTTTGATTTGAAACTGGCCAGAAATCTTCAAAATCTTGCATGAAAACAAGGCCGAAAATGGCGGAAAACTGGCCATTTGCCCACTTTCTGCCCACTTTTATTTTCAAAAGTGGCCAGGCTGAAACCCTTGCGCCCCAAGGGTTTGCGGGTTTGCTGGCCACTTTCCCACTTTTTCTCTTCACTTAAATGCGAAAAAAAAATATTAAAAATTATATAAAGTGACGAAAAAAGTGGCCAACTGGCCAGCAAGGGAATTTTGACGGGTTTGATGGATATTTACAGCCTTAGAGTGCTAGGTTTATCCACCTTTCAAAATTTCTCTTCCAAAACGAATGGGGGTGTGTTATACTGGCAATGCGACACAGTTTCATATATTTTCAGTCTATGGGGAAAATGCTTTGGCAAAAGGTGTTTTCTCTCTTACTCGTTATGCCCATAGGCCGAAATGAGATTGTGTCGCAACAATGGAGGGATTCACTTTTTGCAGGGTGCGTCTCTTCATGGGGCGCACTCTTTTATTTTGCCCATAGGAGGGATAGCCGATGGCCAAACCAAAGAAGCCGAATGGTAACATTGGCGGCACGCTTGGTCTTGTCGCTGGAATTGTTGGCGCCGTGACTCCGCTTGCCGTCGAGCTTATCGATCGGATTCCTAAAAAGGAAGAACTTGGCCCTTCTGAAGAATTGATATTTATGCCCGAGCTTTGCTCTAAGAAGTTTCCCCTAAAACTGGACGAGGCGAAAGAGCTTTTGGAAAGTCGCGGCCTGAAAGCGCTGCCTATCGAGGTGCGGCTTCGAGATGCCTGTTCCAAATATAAAGACTGCTTTGACTTTCAGGTAGTTGGTTCCGATCAAAAGCCCAACTCGAAGATAAAGCCTGGCGACACTGTGATCGTACAGTATGTAACGCAGGAAGTAATCGACGAGAGCCGGCGGATATTTGAAGAGGCCGAGCAACAAAAGGCTGCTTTGAAACAGGAGCGCGCAGTTAAGCGGGCCGAACAGATAGAGCGTGCCAAAATCGTCGCAGGGGATACTGCCGCCAAAGCAAGAGCCGGTGTCGAGAAGATGATCCGCCGTGACAAAAAGAAAGAACTTGGAAAGGAGAACTCCCATGAGCAGGAATAGTGGAAAGAAACGGAGCACGGCCGGGCTGATCTTGGACGTCATTCTCACCCTTTGTACCGGAGGTCTCTGGCTGATCTGGATTCTTATCCGGTATCTGAGGAACAACAGCTGATGAAATCGACATGGATATTTTCAAGTTAGCCGGGGTGCCTGACGGTGCCTCGGCTTTTTTTCGTTTCCGCCGAAAATGCAGTCGCCTTTATGGGAGGCGATAGTATGAAACTCAACATGGGAAATTCGACCCAACTACTTATGACGTTTACCACGTCGATGGTGGCGGCGATTGGGACTGCTGCCGGCGCCACGATCTGGCAATCGTTTGGCAAACCAAAGGTCGAGAAAATTGCTGAGGAAAATAGTAAGCCGAAACGAAAAATAGGATTTACAATCGAATAAGATTAGGGCCGCTCATACAGCGGCTCTTTTCTTTTGCGCAAATTGATATTTGACTGCTTTTTCTTTCCGCGAAAAAAACAGACTCTTTTATGGAGAGGAGAGAGATATGTCGCGCATATCCTATTCTTTCTATCACTTTTATCGGAAAGGAGGCCGTTTTCATGGCCAGGAGTGCAAGACTGGAAAGCGGGTTTCAGGACAGGCTGATCGAAACCTTGAAAAAGATATTTCCGGGCTGCATGGTCTTTAAGATGGACCAGCGCCAGGGAATCCCCGACCTGCTCATTCTCTATGGCAAGAAATGGGCCTCCCTTGAGTGTAAGAGATCTGCAAGCGCTAAAAGGCAGCCAAACCAAGAGTATTACGTTGGGAAGATGAACGAGATGTCCTTCTCCAGATTCATTTCCCCAGACAACAAGGAGGAAGTGCTGGATGAACTTCGCAAAACACTCCAACCTTGAGGGGCAGCACGCTTTTCTTAGCGCCAGTGGATATCACTGGATCAATTACTCAGAAGATAAGCTTGCAGATGCTTACGCTAAATACCGAGCAGCTCAGCGTGGAACCGCTCTTCATGCCTTTGCGGCTCAGTGCATCATTTTGGGCCAGAAGTTGCCGAAATCTCAGAAGACGTTGAACATGTACGTGAACGACGCCATTGGTTACAAGATGACTCCAGAGCAAATTCTTTATTATTCGCCAAACTGTTTCGGGACTGCCGATGCTATTTCCTTTCGGAAAGATATTCTTCGGATTCATGATTTGAAGACTGGCGAAACCCCGACACATATGGAGCAGCTTATGGTCTATGCGGCGCTTTTCTGTTTGGAGTATGAGTATCATCCAAATGAAATCCAAATGGAGCTTCGCATTTACCAGAACGACACCATCCTTTACCACAAGCCCACCATTGAGGATATTTTACCCATCATGGACCGCATCGTCACCTTTGACAAAATCATCAACACCATGAAAGAAGAGGAGGAGTAAACCATGGACCCCATTGTGGAAGATATTTTGATGCACTATGGCGTCAAACGGCGCTCCGGGCGCTACCCCTGGGGTTCAGGTGAAAACCCCTATCAACATGGCGGAGATTTTCTGGCCCGTGTGGAAGAACTTGAGGCACTTGGCAAATCTCAAAAGGAGATTGCCGAGGAGCTGAAGATGTCCACCACCGACCTCCGTATGCAGGTTCGTGTGGCAAAGCATGAGCGACGCGCTTTGCAGGCTGAGCGAGCTAAGTCCCTTCGGGAAGAGGGAAAGACACTGGACGAGATCGCTAAGATCATGGGCTACAACAATGACTCCTCTGTTCGGGCCTTGCTCAACGAGAACACCGCGAGCAACAAGAACAAAGCGCTTGCCACTGCTGAGGCTTTGAAGAAGGAATTGGCGGTCAAAGGCGCCCTTGATGTGGGCGAGGGTGTGGAGCAGCAGCTTGGTGTTTCCAAGGGCGTGCTTCAAGAGGCACTATTCATCTTGGAGACTGAGGGCTACAACCGTTATGGCGTTGGCGTCCCTCAGGTGAATGACCCGAAGAAGCGAACCATCACTCCGGTTATCTCTGTCCCCGACATTGAGCAGCGCGACGCCTACCAGAACCTCGACATTATCAAGTCGGTCGGCGATTATCACTCTGCCGATGGGGGCGCATCTTGGGACAAGCGGGAGTATCCGGCAAGCATTGATTCCGGCCGAGTGAAGATCCGTTATGGCGATGAAGGCGGCACTTCTAAAGATGGTGTCATCGAACTTCGCCGTGGTGTGGCTGATCTCGACTTGGGAGATTCGCACTATGCCCAGGTTCGTATCCTTGTGGACGGAACCCATTACCTGAAGGGCATGGCCATGTACTCTGACGACATGCCGGATGGCGTGGACATCGTATTTAACACGAATAAGCATTCCGGCACGCCCAAGATGGACGTTATGAAGAAGATCCAGGATGACCCGGACAACCCCTTCGGTGCGTTCATCAAAGCCAATGGTCAGAGCTACTACCCTGATCCTAATGGCAAGTACACAGACCCCATCACTGGAGAGAAGAAATCTCTGTCGGCTATCAACAAGCTGAAGGAAGAGGGGGACTGGGATAAGATGAGTAAGAACTTGTCCTCCCAGTTCCTTTCCAAGCAGCCCATTAAGCTGATTCAGAAGCAGCTCGACCTGACCTACGCCGACGCCGCTGATGAATTCGACGAGATTCGCTCTCTGAACAACCCCACTATCAAGCGGAAGCTGTTGATGGACTTCGCAGACGAGTGTGATTCCGCTGTGGTTCACTTGAAAGCGGCGGCCCTCCCCCGGCAGAGTACGCAGGTCATCCTCCCCATCACAAAAATGAAGGAGACAGAGATCTACGCACCCAATTACCGGAACGGAGAAAAGGTTGTCTTGATTCGCTACCCCCACGGGGGCACCTTTGAGATTCCTGAGCTGACGGTCAACAACAAAAATCAGTCGGCCATCTCAATTCTGGGCAAGAACATCCGTGACGCCGTCGGTATCAATCCGAAAGTGGCGGAGCGGCTCTCTGGGGCCGACTTTGACGGCGACCAGGTGGTTGTCATTCCTGTCGGCGGGAAGGTATCAGTGAAATCTACCCCCGCCCTGGATGGTTTGAAGGATTTCGACCCGAAAGTCGAATACTCAACCGAGGGGAAGACCGGCATCCGACTCCTCTCGAAAGCAGCCACCCAGATAGAGATGGGGAAGATCTCCAACCTCATTACGGATATGACCTTGAAAGGGGCCCCCGAGGAGGAAATCACCAAGGCCGTCAAGCATAGTATGGTCGTTATCGACGCCGCCAAGCACAAGCTGGACTATAAGCGGTCTGAAATCGAGAACGACATCCCCACCCTCCGTAAACGGTGGCAGGGCTACATAGATCCTGAAACCGGCAAGGAAGTGGGCGGGGCCTCCACCCTGCTCTCCAGGAGAAAGCAGAATGTTTCTGTTCCGGAACGTCAGGGCAGCGGTCGTATCGACAGGGAGACGGGTAAGGTCATCTACAAAGAATCTGGTCGTACCTATGTGGACCCGAAGACCGGGAAAACTGTTCCGGCTACGACACAGATCAAGCTTTTGGAGAAGACCGACGACATCCGAACCTTGTCTTCCGGCACTGTTCAGGAGGATGCTTATGCCGACTATGCGAACCGTATGAAGGCACTTGCCAACCAGGCAAGACTGGAATATTTGGCGACGCCCACATTGGTTCGTAATGCGAGCGCAGCAAAGGCTTATGCTCCTGAAGTAACGAGGCTGACCAGCGCCTTAAAGACGGCGCAACTCAATGCTCCTCGTGAGCGTGAAGCGCAGCGTATCGCCAATGCTCAAGTCAAGGCAAAGATTCAGGCCAACAACATCACCGACAAAGACGAGATCTCCAAGATTCGTCGTGCCGCAATCAGTGATGCTCGTGTTGCTACTGGTGCAAGCGGAAAAGGAACGCGAATCACAATCTCTGATGGTGAATGGGAAGCAATCCAAGCTGGCGCAATCTCTGATACAACTTTGAAAGAGATTCTTCGCTATGCTGATCCCGATGTTGTTCGGGCTCGCGCAACTCCAAGAGCATCGACGCAGCTGTCTGAAGCTCGCATCAATCGAATCAAGGCAATGGCAAACTCTGGCTGCACCAATGCTGAGATTGCCGATGCTTTGAACATTTCGTCTTCTGTTGTTTCCAAGTATCTCAATGAGTAAGAAAGGAAGTGAGAGCGAATGGAAACGTGTATGCTTACAACGACCGATAACCCGTATGACCCCTTTACTCAGTACGAAGCCTGGTATCGGTACGATGAAGATAATGGGTATCACTCCTGCGCTTTCTTGGCGCGCATCGCCCGTACTTCCGATCAGCTCTCTGAGCAGGAGAACATGGAAGAAATCGAGCGAGCTATCAACGATATCATCAAGTACGACCCCCTGGGTATCTACAAAAAGGTGAAACGGAAGTTGAAACCTGATCCTGCCGTGACCATGTGACTCTTAAAAGCCCATAAAATTGGGAAAAGAAATGTTCTCTGACTCAGAGTGCATTTCTTTTTGTCGTTTTGGAGGAAAAATCAAAAATCACCACCAGTTTCTGGGCTCTAAATGCCTAAAAAGGGTATAGGGGGACCCCTCTAAAATGACACCCCCTATGCATCGCGGTGGCCTTTGAAAATTCTCCGGGGGATATTTTTGAAAAATGGCTTCGGTTTTGGGGCGGCATTTGAACAAGCCCACAAGGTAGATATTGTTGATAAGAGACTCTTTTCGTCCGCCAAACCTCCTTTTTGGTCATTGCGCAGTGCATTACCTCCATTGCCCATGGACGCCACGTGTTTTTCTCCACTTATTAACAATCTGCTTATGCGGGCTTCTTCAAATGCCGCCCCAAACTATTCTGAAAGTCATAGCAACTGCCACAATTCTGAGCGAGAGGAGGTGTCAAGCGTGGCAAAAGCGATCAAGCCTTCGGGTACTCAGCCAAGGAAACGCCGGGCCGCCTTGACACCGGAGGCCAGAGAGAATCAGCTGATCGACTTGGCCGTTAGTCTGGTCGAGAAACGGCTGCTGGAAGGAACGGCCTCTTCACAAGAAGTCACTACGATCCTGAAACTTGGAACTACCAGGGCGCGCTTGGAAAATGAGCGGCTTGCCAAAGAGGTAGAGCTGGTCCAGGCGAAGACTGAGGCGTACAAGTCCGGGGTCAGGATGGACGAACTCTATGAGAAGGCCATGGCTGCTTTCAAACGATACAGCGGTCAGGACGAGGAGGATGAAGATGGGTATTAGATGTTACTCGGAGTTGATCCTTCTCCCCACCTTTGAGGAGCGCTACCGCTATCTCCGTTTGGACGGCGTTGTTGGAAAAGAGACCTTTGGTTTTGACCGGTATATGAACCAGGTTTTCTACCGCTCCCCGGAGTGGAAGCAGATCCGTGACGTTGTGATTGCCAGAGATATGGGGTGCGACTTGGGGATTGCCGGTCGGGAGATTTATCGCCGACCACTTATCCATCACATGAACCCGATCAGTCCGGAGGATATTCGGGACCGAAAAGGTTTGATTCTTGACCCTGAGTTTCTGATCACCACAATTCATGAAACCCATCAGGCCATCCATTATGGCGACGAAAATCTTCTGTTCAAAGAACCGATTACGCGCAGGCCCAATGATACCTGCCCGTGGAAAAAGTAGGAAGGAGGACTCGGTGTGCAAAATCATGTTGCCGGTGTTGTAACCGATTGCCTGAGAGCGGCCATTTATCAAGAGCCGAGGGCAAATTCCAAAGTCATCAAGGTTATTACTCTACTGACAAAAGTTACAGTCGACATGGACGGGTCGACCGAAGGATTCTACAAAGTTTTCACCTCTGACGGAGTTCGGGGATACTGCATGAAGAAGTTCATCGCAGTCCCCCGGTGAGGAGGTCGCTATGGAGATTTCCGAAAGCATCTTGACGTCCATCAAGAAACTGTTGGGCATCGACGAGAATTATAAGCACTTTGATGCCGACATCATCATGCACATCAACAGCGTGTTTTCGATTCTGACGCAAATGGGCGTCGGGCCTTCCAATGGTTTCTCTATTTCAGGAAAGGATGACACCTGGTCCGATTTCATTACGGACAAGCCGAACATCTTTTCCTTAGTCAAATCCTATGTCTACATGAAGGTTCGATTACTGTTCGATCCGCCGCTCAGCTCCGCTGCCATTGAGTCCATCAATCGGCAGATCAGTGAGTTTGAGTGGCGGCTTTTCGTTGCGGCGGACCCCGTAGAAGACACCAGCGGGAAGGAGGAAAATCAAAATGGAGAATAGCATGCTCCTGCACTACGGAATTAAAGGCATGAAGTGGGGTGTCCGCCGTTACCAGAACAAAGACGGCACTCTTACCGCTGCCGGAGAAAAGCGTTATGACCGGGATAAGCGGGAGAATGCGGCTAAGAAGAAGGAAAACCGCATTGACCTCACTAATCCAGACCCCCAGCGCTGGGCGAAGGAGGATCTGGAGCGTACCAAACGAACGGTCGATTCCAGTTCAGATTTGGTGAAAGAAATGAAAAAACTGGAGCAGACCACCACTTCCAAGCCCACTCCGAAACGGATGGACTTGTCCGAAATGACCGACAAAGAGATGCGCGACAAGATCAACCGGGAACTCTTGGAGCGGCAGTATAACCAGTTGTTTTCTGACACCTCTCCGGCCCAAGTATCAAAAGGTCGTCGGGCGCTGCGAGATACTCTGGAAGTAGCTGGAAGTGTTTTGGCGATTGCCGGATCTTCCCTGAGCATTGCCCTTGCAATCAAGGAATTGCGGGGGTGATCGTTTATGGAACTGCATCACCACGGAATCCTGAAACAAAAATGGGGCGTCCGAAATGGCCCTCCCTATCCTCTGCGCGGCGGTGATTACACCCCAGCTCAGCGAAAGGCTATCAGCAATAAACGAAAAAGCGGCAACAGCATCTACAACAAAAAGCACTTTGACGAGGTGTTGAATGCCGATAAAACCACGCTGAGCACCCTGTCCTATGACAAGGACCGAACCAAGAACACCGATATGTTTTACGCTACCCATAATTCTTTGGACAAGCATCAGTATAATGCTCTGTTCAACCGGCCGATTCCTCAGCCGGTCTACGACAAGGATGGCAAGCAGATCGGAACCGGCTCATTCATGAAGTACCGGATTGACAATTCGCTTAAAACCGATTTGAAGGTAGCCAGCGAAGATTCCGGTGCCAAGATTTTCATGGACCTCTATAAGAAGGACCGGGACTTCTACAACTTTGTTACGGATAAAGATCGTATGCAAAGTTATTTCGTGAATGACAAGTATAAGTTCAAAGGTTATCGGGAAGCTGCCGTGGTTCTGAACAAGATGAAGGACCCGGATTATACTCCTTCGGCCGACGATCTTCAGACGGTCTATCGGATGTTCAATTATGTTATTCCGTATGACGGTCAAGGCGATAGTTGGAAGGGTCATGACGTCTATACCCAGCGAACCAAATTCTTCAATGAGTGTAAGAAAGCCGGATACGGTGCACTTCTTGACACGAATGACGCTATCTATGGCGGGTTCAAGGCCAAATCCCCTATCATCGTGTTTGATATGGAGCAGGTTATCCCCAAAGACGTCTATCGAACTAAGGTGAGCGAACAGAAGTTTTCCACTTTGGTTCTTGTTGGACGAAAAGCGCTGGGGCTATAACGGGAGGTTGGTGAACAGATGCTATCCAACACCGCCGTCCCTCGCTACTATGGTGCATTCCGAGACGCGGTCATCCGCGGGGATATCCCGGTCTGCAAAGAGGTTGCCATGGAGATGTACCGAATCGACAGACTGATCGAGTCCCCCAGTTACTACTATGATGACAGGGCGGTTGAGGGGTGGATCGAGTTTTGTGAGAATGAACTCACCCTGACCGACGGCTCCGATCTCCATCTTCTGGATACCTTTAAGTTATGGGGAGAGCAGGTGTTTGGCTGGTACTATTTCGATGACCGTTCCGTCTATGTTCCGAATCCGGATGGTAGAGGCGGTCGCTATGTCACTAAGCGAATTAAGCAGCGCCTGACTAAGAAGCAATACCTGATCGTAGGAAGAGGCGCGGCGAAGTCGCTGTATGATTCCTGTATTCAGGCTTACTTCTGTGTTGTGGATGGCTCCACCACCCACCAAATAACTACGGCTCCCACGATGAAGCAGGCTGAGGAGATCGTCAACCCCATCAAGACCGCTATCACGCGGGCAAGAGGACCGGTTTTTCAGTTTATGACCGAGGGTTCTTTGCAGAATACCACCGGCTCCAGAGCTAATCGGGTGAAACTGGCCTCCACCAAGAAGGGCATCGAGAACTTCATCTCTGGCTCTCTAATTGAGATCCGCCCCATGTCGGTGGACAAGCTCCAGGGACTTCGCTGCAAGGTGGCCACCGTGGACGAGTGGCTGTCCTCTGCCGACGCCCGGGAAGACGTTATCGGCGCAATCGAACAGGGTGCCTCCAAGTTGGATGATTACCTTATCATAGCAACCAGTTCAGAAGGAACGGTCCGAAACGGCGCCGGTGATACCATCAAAATGGAGTTGATGAACATTCTCCAGGGCATCGGCCCTCCGCAGGAACATGTTTCTATCTGGTGGTATAAGCTGGACTCTGTCGAGGAAGTGGCTTATCCCGACATGTGGCCCAAGGCTAATCCAAATCTTGGGAAGACCGTGACCTACGAGACCTACCAGAAAGATGTGGACCGGGCGGAAACGGCGCCTGCCACACGGAATGATATGCTGGCAAAGCGATTTGGACTTCCCATGGAGGGATACACCTATTACTTTACCTATGAGGAGACTTTACCCCATCGCCGGCAAAGATTCTGGCAAATGCCCTGTTCTATGGGCGCCGACCTTTCCCAAGGTGACGACTTCTGTTCCTTCACCTTCCTCTTTCCTCTTCGGGATGGCGCTTTTGGCGTTAAGACCCGAAACTACATCACTTCTCTGACACTCCATAAACTTCCCGCGGCCATGCGGGTTAAGTATGAGGACTTCATGGCAGAGGGCAGCTTGATCGTCATGGAGGGAACTGTTCTCGATATGATGCAGGTCTATGAGGATTTGGATGACTACATCATCAACTGCGGCTACGATGTGCGCTGCTTTGGCTACGACCCCTACAACGCAAAGGAATTTGTGGATCGGTGGGTCAATGAGAATGGTCCATTTGGGGTTGAGGTGGTCCGGCAGGGTGCGAGAACGGAGTCCGTCCCGTTGGGAGAACTGAAGAAACTGGCTGGAGAGCGGATGCTGCTCTTTGACGAAGATCTGATTACCTTTTCCATGGGAAACTGCATCACCATGGAGGACACCAATGGCAACCGCAAGCTGCTGAAGAGGCGATCTGACCAGAAGATCGATGCCGTGGCGGCTATGATGGATGCCTATGTTGCCTATAAGCATAATCCCGAAGCATTTGAGTAATAACCCAATTTGTCTTACCGCAGGCTTTTGATCGAGTCTGCGGATTTTTTATGCCCAAAATTCAAAACACACGAACGAGTTGTTGAAAATCTATCAGACAGGAGGTGACCGCGATTGTTGGACGTTTTACAGCACTATGGCGTTCTCGGTATGAAGTGGGGTGTCCACCGTTATCAGAACAAAGACGGTACCCTGACTGCCGCTGGTCGGGCTCGGCTCGATAAGAAAGACGAGAAGTGGGCCAAGAAGAAAGGTGACAAAATTACCGAGACCGCTCGGAAGAAGTCATCCAAGGAGCTGGACCGTTATGCTGCGGAACTGCTCCAGAACCCCAATGCCCTGACAAGCCGCGGGAAGCTGAGTGCCGCCACTGTCAACGCCTACAATCGGAAGATGGCCGAAGTGATGTCACAGAAGGTTTCTGATCTAAGGTCACCCTCCGGAAAAACGGTCCAGTTCGTGGCAAAGCGTGGAGAGGTGGGGGTCATGATGGCGCTGGCTGACGCCGGGTATGACATGACTCAGCTGAAGAACGGCGTATGGACTTCCGGCAAGATTGCCTACCGGAAGACCGTGCTGGACAAGGTTTGATGGGTGGTGATGAAGATGGAATACGAACTGCGTCACCATGGCATCAAAGGCATGAAGTGGGGCGTCCGCCGTTTTCAAAATGAAGATGGGAGCCTAACCAATGCCGGCCGAAAACGTTATGCCGACGATGATGATACTGCTGAGCGGCGAAAATCGGTGGTCAAGAAGGTCGCTATTGGCACTGCGGCCGTTGCCGGCGTAGTCTTGACTGCCTATTTGGTCAAGAGGCACGGGGTCAAGAAGGCGGCAGAACTTGCATCCAAGGCGGATACCGGAAAAACCGCAGTTGAGAAACTGATAGAGTCCAGCTCCGTCATGTCGACACCGGTTAGTCAGCTCCGGGCATCAACTTCCAGTGCGCGCCCGAGTGTAGAAACCGGGAAACGGGTTGCCGAGGAAGTATCCAAGACAATTTCTTCGGCGTCCAGACCGGTAAGCACCATCCAACCTCCTCCGGCTTATGACTTTGATTCCTTGATGAAGCAGAACGACGAACTTCTCAAGAAGATGTATGCCGATCTGCTGTCGTAACGGAGGTGAGAAAAGTGGAAATGGCATTGGGTTCCAGGCTGAAACATGCCTGGAACGCTTTTTTAGGCAACGAATTCTTTGACTACCGATATTCGCTGGGGCCCAGTTATTCCTACCGTCCGGACCGGCCGATTTTCAGCCGGGGAAACGAGAGGTCCATCATCACCTCCGTTTACAACCGGATCGCGCTGGACACGGCGTCGATTGCCATCCAGCATGCCCGCTTGGACGATGACGGCCGGTTTGAAGACGTGATTGATTCCAGCCTGAACAACTGTTTATCGCTGGAGGCGAATCTGGACCAGACCGGCCGAGCCTTCATCCAAGACGTGGTTATGTCCATGCTGGACGAAGGGTGCGTGGCCATTGTGCCTACGGATACAGATCTCGACCCAGAGACCGGCTCTTTCAAGATCGAAAAGATGCGCACTGGAAAAATTGTGGAGTGGTATCCCAAGCATGTTAGAGTTCGCGTTTACAACGAGAACCGCGGGGAGAAGCAGGACATCACCCTTCCCAAGAGTACGGTAGCCATCATTGAGAATCCATTTTTCGCGGTGATGAATGAACCCAACTCGACAATGCAGCGATTGATCCGAAAGCTCAATATTTTGGACGCAATCGACGAGCAGAGCGGTTCTGGAAAACTCAACCTAATTATTCAGCTGCCCTACGTCATCAAGACGGAAGCGAGGCGTCAACAGGCGGAAAAACGCCGTAAAGATATCGAGGAACAGTTGGCCGGCTCCAAGTATGGCGTCGCTTACACCGACGGCACGGAGCATGTGGTTCAGCTGAATCGGCCCATCGACAACAATCTAATGTCTCAGATTGAATACCTAACGAGCATGCTTTACAGCCAGTTGGGGATTACTCAGGGGATTTTGGACGGGACTGCCGACGACCGGACAAAGCTGAACTACGACAACCGGACGATTGAACCGATCCTATCAGCCATTGTTGACGAAATGAAGAGGAAATTCCTCACCAAAACTGCTCGGTCACAGAAGCAGTCAATTCTGTTCTTCAGAGACCCGTTCAGGCTGGTGCCCATCAACGACATTGCTGAGATTGCCGACAAGATGACTCGCAACGAGATCATGACCTCCAATGAGATTCGGCAGAAGATCGGCATGAAGCCGTCGAAGGACCCCAAGGCGGACGAGCTCCGGAACAGCAACCTAAGCGCTCCGAAAGAGGAGGGCAATCAGCCACCATCAACATCTGAAGGAGGAAACATTCAAAATGAGTCTGAAGTATGACTTTAGTGGCTGGGCGACCCGAAACGATCTTGTATGCGCGGATGGACGAACCATTCGCCATAACGCATTCGAGGATTGTGACGGGAAGACGGTTCCCCTGGTTTGGAACCACCAGCACGATGAACCTGGCAACATCTTGGGCCATGCCCTTTTGGAGAACCGCAAGGATGGCGTTTACGCCTACTGTACGTTCAATGATACCGAAAGCGGCAAGGCAGCCAAGGCGTTGGTCCAGCACGGGGACATCGCATCCCTGTCTATCTACGCCAATGGGCTGAAACAGACACGCACCAAAGATGTCATGCACGGTGTGATCCGCGAGGTCAGTCTGGTAGTCGCTGGGGCCAACCCGGGCGCCTTCATTGACTTTGTAGATATGGCCCATGGCGAGGGCGGTGAGCAGGAGATGATCCTGTCCGCCTACGAGCCCATTTCTCTGTATCGTCCTGACGAGAAGCCCCCTCTGGTCCATAAGGCCGACGATAAGACCGAGCCCGAGGACGACAAAAAAGAGGACAAGTCCAAGGATGACGACAAAGAGGAGAAGTCCAAGGACGAGAAGACCGTTCAGGATGTCGTGGACAGCATGACCGAGGAGCAAAAGACGGTCATGTATGCCCTGATTGGCGCTGCCATGGAGGAGCTGGACTCTTCCAAGGGCGGTGAGGATGACGAGGATGATCCCGATAAGAAATCTGATAACACCAAGGGAGGAAACAAGACCATGAAACACAATGTTTTCGAGCAGGAAGAGACCCAGGACAACGTTCTGAGCCACTCCGATCGCAAGGCTATTCTTGATCTGGCCAAGACCAACAGCGTGGGCAGCCTCCGGACTGCTCTGAACATCTATGCCGAGCAGAATGAGCTCAAGCATGGCATCGACAACATCGAGACCCTGTTCCCTGAGTTTAAGGATCTGCGCCCGGGTGCTCCTGAGCGGGTTACCCGTGACCAGGGCTGGGTCACTGTTGTCATGCAGAAGGTTCACAAGAGCCCCATCAGCCGTATCCGCACCCGCCAGACTGATACCCGGAATGACAATATTCGGGGCCATGGTTACCAGAAGGGCAAGCGTAAGCAGCCTGCCGGCAACATGAACGTGATCACCCGTACTACCGATCCTCAGACCGTGTACCGCACCGATGCCCTTTATCGGGATGATATCATCGACATCACCGATTTCGATGTGGTCGAGTACCAGTATGCCGTTATGCGGGAGAACCTGAACGAAGAGGTTGCCACCGCTATCATGATCGGCGACGGCCGCGAGGCGGATGACGAGATGAAGATCTCCGAGGACCATATCCGTTCTATCTGGAACGACAACGACCTCTATACCATCCACTATGATGTGGACATCGAGGCCGCCCGTGCTGAGATCCAGGGCACCCGCACCGACATGAACTTCGGCGAGAACTACATCTATGCCGAGGCTATCATCTCCGCCGCGCTGTATGCCCGTGAGAAGTACAAGGGGACCGGTACTCCCGATTTCTTCTGCACTCCTCACCTGGTCAATGTGATGCTGCTGGCTCGCGATATGAATGGCCGCCGCATCTACACTTCCCGTGCTGATCTGGCTGCTGCGCTGAACGTTGGCGAGCTTTATACTGCCGAGCAGTTTGAGGGCCGCGCCCGGATGGATGGCGAGGGTAAGCAGCACAAGCTGCTGGGCATCTTTGTCAATCTGGCGGACTACACGGTTGGTTCCACCAAGGGCGGTGAGATCGCCCGGTTCGATCAGTTCGACATTGACTTCAACCAGCAGAAGTACCTGATCGAGACCCGTCTGTCTGGTGCTCTGACCCGTGTCTACTCCGCTATTGCGCTGGAGGAGCCTGTGGCTACTGGCACTGGCGGCGGTTCCGGTCTCGGCGGCTAAGAGGAAAATTCAAAATGGCGAAATTTTATGGATCGGTAGGCTATGCTGATACCGTTGAGACTGCTCCTGGCGTACATGAAGAGAAGATCGTCGAGTATCCGTACTATGGCGATTTGACTCGGAATGTACGCCAGCTTCAGTCTGGGGAGACGCTCAACGATGACATCAACATCGCGAATGAGATCAGCATAGTCGCCGATCCGTTCGCCAGGAAGAACTTTCACAAGATGCGGTATGTGACGTACATGGGCGCAAAGTGGAAAATCTCCAAGGTCGAAGTGGGCTATCCCCGCCTGATCTTAACGATTGGGGGCCTCTACAATGGGTAGCAGAGTTCAACTTCATACCATCCTGTGTGGGATTTTGGAATGTCCGGACCGCGGTGATGCGTGCCGGGCTTATTTTCAGCCTCCAGCGAGCAAGGAGATCCAGTACCCCTGCATTGTCTACGAGCGAAGTGAGATCGATGCCGTTCATGCGGACAATGCTCCTTATCGTCTGCTGGACCGCTATCAGGTAACGGTCATCTACAAGAATCCTGATAGTGATCTGCCTCATCGGATCGCGATGCTGCCCATGTGCGCTCATGACCGTCACTTCACAGCCGATAATCTGAACCACGACATCTTCAACCTGTACTATTAAAAGGAGGAAATCCGAAATGAGTAAAATCGTATGGGACAAGACCGGTGAACGTTTTTACGAAACTGGTGTTGATCACGCTGTTCTCTATCCCATCAGCGCTGCCGGCCTCTACAACAAAGGTGTGCCCTGGAACGGCATTACTGCCATTACCGAGAGCCCTTCCGGCGCCGAGCCCAACAACCTGTACGCCGACAACATCAAGTACCTGGTGCTGGTTGGCGCTGAGGACTTCGGCCTGACCATCGAGGCTTACACCTACCCCGACGAGTGGGAGGAGTGCGACGGCTCCGCTGAGATCGCTCCGGGCGTGATTGCCGGCCAGCAGAACCGCAAGGTCTTTGGTCTGAGCTATCGTACCAAGCTGGGTAATGATGTGGACGGTCAGGACCACGGCTATAAGCTGCACCTGGTCTATGGCGGTCTGGCCTCTCCCTCCGAGCGGGGCTATCAGACGGTCAACGACTCCCCCGAACCCATCAACCCCAGCTGGGAGGTCACTACGACTCCTGTGGATGTGCCCGGCTTTAAGCCTACTGCCCGTCTGATCATCACCTCCACCAAGGCTGACCCGGCCAAGCTGAAGGCGCTGGAGGACATCCTGTATGGCACCGAGGAAACGGAGCCCCGTCTGCCTCTGCCCGAGGAAGTTATCGAACTGCTCAAGAGCGCCGTCACCGTGGTCACCTCCGCCGAGAGCGCTGACGCCACTCTGTTCGGCAAGAAGGTCTCCGACCTTCAGAGCAATGTCGTGGTCGGCGAGGATACCATCTCCGGCAGCCTGAAGCATGTGACCGGCTACACCGGGTTCAGCAGCAAGACCTCTGAGCAGGAAGGCCATTACCTGGCTCTGAAGTTTGATGTGACTCCGGCCGACGCCGTTACCACCGTGGAACTGGTGGGCGGCACCAAGGGCCCCGTGACTCTGGATGCGGACAAGAACATTGTCCTGCTGATCAAGAGCAACACCACCCAGAGCATCAAGGTGGTTTCCACCAAGGACGGCTCTTCCGTCACTAAGACCTACACCCTGACCGGCCTGACTCTGGAGGCCTAAGTAACCAAACCGCAAAGCGGGGCTCTCTTCACCGAGGGCTCCGCTTTCTTTTATTTTTGAAAGGAGAAAAACTGCAATGCTGAAGCTGACAAGAACTTACAACGACTACAATGGCGCCTCCCGCACCGAGGACTTTTATTTCAATCTGACCCAGGCTGAAGTGACCGAGATGGAGCTCTCCGTGGACGGCGGTCTGGTAGAGATGATCAACCGCATCGTCGCGGCCCAGGATGGGAAGCAGATCATCGCCGTCTTCAAGGATGTTATCCTGCGGGCCTACGGCGAGAAGTCCCCCGATGGGAAGCGCTTTATCAAGAGCCAGGAGCTGCGGGACGCCTTCGCCCAGACCGAGGCGTACAGCGACCTCTTCATGGAGCTGGCCACTGACGCGGAGGCCGCTGCCAGGTTCATCAACGGCATCATCCCCCAGGGGAAGAAGTCTCAGGCGCCTTCCAGCTCTCCAGCTCCTCAGAACTGAGCATGATTGGGGAGATCAGAGATGCTGGAAATTGTGATACCAGAAACCGAGCAGTATGACGAGGCGAATGGCTGTTTTATCACGACCAAGAAGCAGGTGCTTCGACTGGAGCACTCTCTGGTCTCCCTTTCAAAATGGGAGTCAAAGTGGCATAAACCCTATTTGTCCCGAAAGCCAAAGTCCCAGGAGGAGCAAATCGACTATATCCGGTGCATGACCTTGACCCAGAATGTGGACCCCAACGTCTACACCGCCATTACGCCTCAGATCCTGAAGACGGTCAACGCCTACATCGACGATTCCATGACGGCCACCACCTTCTCTAAAAGACAGCGAGGACGGTCGAACAATGAGATCGTCACAGCGGAGATCATCTACTACTGGATGATTTCCCATCAGATCCCATTTGAGTGCCAGAAATGGCATTTGAATCGGCTCATGACGCTAATCAACGTGTGCAGCGCGAAGAACGGGCCGCAGAAGAAAATGAGCCAGAAGGAGATCTTTGCACAAAACCGTGCGCTGAACGCCGCACGCAGGAAGAGAACACATTCGAGAGGATGATATTCATGTCGGAAGCAACCATTTGGAGTTTCTTGAAGAAGAAAGGCCTCTCGGACTGCGGAGTGGCCGGCCTGATGGGAAATCTCTACGCCGAGAGCGGTCTGAAACCAACCAATCTCCAGAACACCTACGAAAAGAAGTTGGGAATGTCTGATGCGGACTACACCGCTCAGATAGATGCCGGAATCTATCAGGATTTTGTTCACGACAGCGCCGGCTACGGCCTCGCTCAGTGGACGTTCTGGAGCAGAAAGCAAAATTTGCTTGCTTTTGCTCTGAGCAGAGGAAAGAGCATCGGCGATCTGGAGATGCAGTTGGATTTTCTCTGGAAGGAATTGACCGAGAGTTATGCCTCTCTGGTCAACATCTTGAAGACCGCCACATCTGTCCGGGCGGCCTCCGATGCTGTGCTGGTGCAGTTTGAACGCCCCGCAGACCAGAGCGAGACGGCCAAGGCCCGGCGCGCCTCTTACGGAAAGAAATATTATGACCAATATGCCGGAAAGGAGGGCGCATCTGCAATGAGCAACAGCCCATTGGTCTCTTACACAAAGCTGTCGCCCAATCACTCTAGAAAGCGGAATCATGTGATCGATACCGTTTCGATCCACTGCATGGCGGGGAATCTGACTGTGGAAACCTGCGGCAATCTTTTCGCGAATCCCAGCCGGAAAGCGAGCAGCAACTACGGAATTGGAAGCGACGGCAGGATCGGTCTCTATGTGGAGGAGTGCAACCGTTCCTGGTGTACCTCTTCCAGTTCCAACGATAACCGTGCCATTACCATCGAGGTGGCAAACAACGGCGGAGCCGACCAGGGATGGCCGGTATCCGATGCGGCCTACAATTCTTTGATTGCCCTTCTGGTGGACATCTGCCAGCGGAACGGCATCAAGAAACTGCTTTGGAAGGCCGATAAGTCTTTGATTGGTCAGGTGGACAAGCAGAACATGACGGTTCACCGCTGGTTTGCGGCAAAGGCCTGCCCCGGAGATTGGCTTTATAACCGCCATGGGCAGATCGCCGCCGAGGTCAATGCAAAATTGTCTGGGGAGGACGACGATATGGATCAAGCAAAATTCAATGAGATGTTCAGTGTGGCCATGACGAATTATCTGAAAGGCCTTCAGAACAATAACTGTGGCGATTGGTCCCAGGCGGCTCGGGACTGGTCTACTAATTCTGGGCTCTTTGCCGGGAATGGGACCACGGTTGATGGCAAGCCGAACATGATGTGGCCTTCGGGGCTGACACGGGAGCAGGCGGCCCAGCTTTTCTATCGGTTTGCGCAGATGGTGGGGCTTGCATGATGAAAAGCAGGAGAAGCCGTGCCGGAGGCAAAACCGGAAGGAAACCCGACCTTTCACAATTTTCAAAATGGATGATTGCCGACATTCGTCCGCTCCTGTGGATCGTGACGATCGGCGGTTTTTTATTGGCCTTTTATTGCGTCCACGAGGGTTACACCGGCGCTCTGCCCTGGATCGGGGCCATGGTAGGTCTCCCCTGGACGGCGCATGGCGTTGTGTGCAGTTTCTATCTGAACCTGTGCAAATCGGACCATCGGGAAGGCGGAATCACCTTTGAAACCGCAAAGGCCTCGAATTTTAATGTGAATGTTTCGGAAACGCCTGTCGGCTCCGTGGAGAGCCCGGCGATTTAAGGAGGAAACAATATGAATTATACGGAAGTCGTTTCGACGTTGCTGATGATTATTGGCGGGGTTACGATCCTGACCAATATCATTGTGCAGGTGTTCAAGACGGTGACATGGGATAAGATCCCCACGAACTTCTTCGCGCTTATCGTGTCGGAGGCGCTGACCCTGGCCGCCGGCGCCGCTTATGCGCAGATTCAGGGAATCGCAATTACTTGGTATCTGGTATTTGCGGCCGTTGTGGTTGGTCTTTTGTCCGCCTATGCGGCCATGCTGGGCTATGACAAACTGGTCGAGGCGCTTAAGAACTGGCCTAAGAAAAACTGAATGATAGGAGGAGCCGGCAGTGATTCGTTTCAGACACAAGGGCGATTTTTCCAAGCTGACCCGATTTCTGGAAAGAGCGAAGGAAGCCGTTCATCTCGGCGATCTGGATAGGTTTGGCCGAGCCGGAGTGGCTGCCCTTGCGTCTGCAACGCCTGTCGACTCCGGAGAAACGGCAACATCCTGGTATTACGAGATTACTAATAAGAACAACACCATCACCATCTCATTTCACAATTCCAACATTCAAAATGGAGTTCCCATCGCTATCATCCTGCAATATGGGCATGGCACTGGGACTGGAGGCTGGGTACAGGGAAGAGATTATATCAACCCTGCTATCCAGCCCATTTTTGACCAAATAGCAAACTACGCTTGGAAGGAGGTCACACGGTCATGAGCAGGACCATCGACGAGAGAGTCGTTGAGATGCGATTTGACAACAGGCAGTTTGAGCAAAATGTGCAAACCAGTCTGTCAACACTCGACAAACTCAAACGGGGTTTGGATCTGGACGGTGCTGCCAAAGGCCTTGAGAACCTGGGCACCGCTGCAAAGAAGTGCGATATGTCCGCCCTTAGCAGTTCCGTCGAGACGGTTCGGGCGAAGTTCTCGGCGTTTGAAGTCGTTGCCATGACGGCTCTTTCCAACATCACAAATTCCGCCATAAATACAGGTAAGCAGTTGGTCTCCGCCCTTACGATTGACCCGATCAAAACTGGTTTCTCGGAGTATGAGACCCAGATCGGCGCGATCCAGACCATTCTGGCCAATACTCAGCATGAGGGCACCAATCTTCAACAGGTGAACCGAGCGCTGGACGAGCTGAATACCTATGCGGATAAAACGATCTACAACTTCACCGAGATGACCCGGAACATCGGAACCTTTACTGCGGCTGGCGTAGATCTTCAGACCTCGGTGGACTCCATCAAGGGTATTGCCAACCTGGCTGCTGTTTCGGGTTCCACTTCTCAGCAGGCATCCACAGCGATGTATCAGCTTTCGCAGGCACTGGCCGCAGGAAAAGTCTCTTTGATGGACTGGAACTCGGTCGTCAATGCCGGCATGGGTGGCAAGGTATTCCAGGACGCTCTGGTTCGGACATCTGAATTGTTGGGTACCGGGGCGGAAAATGCCATCAATATGTACGGTTCTTTCCGGGAATCCCTCACCAGGGGCGAATGGCTTACCACTGAGGTACTTACCGAAACCCTGAAGCAGTTTGCCGGTGCATATACCGAGGCGGATTTGATTCAGCAGGGGTTTACGGAGGCTCAGGCGAAAGAGATCGCTCAGATGGCGCAGACGGCCGAAGACGCCGCTACCAAAGTAAAGACGTTCACGCAGTTGTGGGACACGCTGAAGGAAAGCGCGCAGTCTGGATGGACCGCGACGTGGGAGATTTTGGTTGGCGACTTTGAAGAAGCCAAGGAACTGCTGACCGAGATTTCCAACACCATTGGCGGTGTCATCAGTGAATCTGCCCAGGTGAGAAATGAGTTTCTCAGCGGCGGCCTTAGTTCGGGCTGGAAACAGCTACTGGATCAGGGTATCGCTGACGAGGCTGGCTTTATCGAGTCGATCCAAATGGTGGCCAGAGAGAGCGGAGACGCCTTTGACCAGCTGGTGGCTGATTCCGAGAGTTTCACCGATGCGCTGAAGCAGGGTTTGACCGACGGTGTGATTTCTTCTGAAACCTTGTCGGATGCCGTCTTCGACCTTCAGGGAAAAATGTCTGGGATGTCCCAGGAAGAGCGCAAAGCTGCCGGGTACACCTCGGAGATGGTGGAGCAAATCGAAACGCTGGCTGACGGCCTTCGGGATGGCTCGATCTCTATGGACGAGTTCACGGAGAAAATCTTGAAGCCGTCTGGTCGGGAAAACTTGATTGAGTCGATTTGGAACGCTGCCAAAGGATTGGTAAGCGTCCTCACCCCGATCAAGGATGCGTTTCGTGATATTTTCCCACCTGCCACCTCTGACCAGCTGTATGCGCTGACTGAGACACTGCGCAACTTTTCCGAGCGTTTGACCATCTCAGATGAAACGGCGGATAAGTTGCAGCGAACCTTCAAAGGCCTCTTCTCCGTTCTGGATTTGGGCCGTCAGGCGATTATGGCCGTGGTCAATGCCATTATGCCTATGGCTGGCGGCGTGGGGTCTCTTGCAGACGGAATTCTCACTGTAACCGCCACGATTGGTGATTTCCTGACTGGCATCAATGACGCGGCCAAGAGAGGTGAAGTTTTTAATAAGGTGGCCCAGGGCATCTCTAATGTTCTGGGTTTTATTGTGTCCGGAATCCAAAACTTCATTGGGGTTCTTGGTGACGTCTTTGCTGTTCCCGGCCTGGAGGCGTTTCAGGCGTTGCTTGGGCGTATTCAGGAACGGATTGGGCAGGTCATCGACGCTGTCAGCAGTCTTGGGTTCGGCGTTGATGACGCCGTAAATACCATGGACTCCGCCGTTGGAAACAGTAAGTTCCTGCAAATGCTTCAAAGCCTGTTCAACGGTGTAAAGACCATCGCCAGTGGCATTATTGCGGTTCTTGGTGGGTTGTCCACTACGCTGATAGACGCCATTGGAAATGCCGATTTCAGCGGAATCATCGATTTGCTGAATGGTATCTCTCTGGGCGGCATCGCTGTTGGTATCACCAAATTCATGAACAGCTTGACGAAGTCTTTTGACGATGTTGGAAGTCTCCTCGACAATGTAAAAGACATTCTTGATGGTGTTCGAGGTTGTTTCGAGGCCTACCAGACTCAGTTAAAGGCCGGAACCCTTTTGAAAATCGCCTCGGCTATCGCAATTCTTGCGGCCTCTATTGTTGCGATCTCCTTGATCGACAGCAGTAAATTGACAGCCTCTCTTGGAGCCATTACTGTACTGTTCGCAGAATTGATGGCCTCTATGGCTATCTTCAGCCGTATCAGTGGGGAAGTCAAGGGCGTCGTTAAGGGAACTGCGGCTATGATTGGGGTTTCCACCTCAGTCCTTCTGCTGGCCTCCGCTCTGAAGAAAATCTCCGATATCGAACCGGAGCAGATGGTGGTCGCGCTTACCGGGATCGCTGGACTGATGACTGCGATGGTGGCCGCCGCCAAAGTTTTGGGAAGCGGCTCTGGAACTGTTATCAAGGGCGCCGCGCAGATGGTCGTCTTTGCTGGCGCAATCAAAATGCTTGCCTCTGCCTGTATCGATTTGGCGCAGTTGGACTTCGCCGGATTGGCGAAGGGGTTGACTGGCGTCGGAGTCCTGATGGCAGAGGTTTCTCTGTTCACCAAAAAGGTCGCTATTAACAAGGGCGCTATGGCTACTGCGACCGGAATACTGGTTCTGGCTAGCGCCATGAAGGTCTTTGCCTCGGCCTGTAAGGATTTTGGGCAGATGGATGTGGGCGAATTGGTCAAAGGGCTGAGCTCTATCGGGGCTCTTCTTCTGGAGATCACCGCCTTCACCAAACTGACCGGAAACGCACAGGGGCTTATCTCCACCGGCCTTGCCATGATTGAGATTGGTGCGGCTATGAAGATATTTGCCTCCGCTATGGCGGACTTTGGTAGTATGTCTTTGGAGGAGATCGGTAAGGGTCTTCTGGCGATGGGCGGTGCGTTGGCGGAAGTGGCCATCGCTATGCGGGCCATGCCGAAGAACCTGATTGCAATCGGTGCAGGACTGGTTACAGTTGGCGCTGCGCTGAATGTCCTGGCAGAAGCCCTTGGCAAAATGGGCGGTATGAGCTGGGAAGGCATCGCAAAGAGTCTTGTTGCCATGGGCGGTGCTTTGGCTGAACTGGCAATCGGTCTGAATTTCATGAACGGGACGCTGGCTGGTTCCGCAGCCATGCTTGTGGCCGCTGGCGCTCTGGCAGTCCTGACCCCTGTGCTCTTTACCCTTGGAAGCATGAGTTGGGAGTCCATCGCAAAGGGGCTTATCACAGTTGCCGGAGCCTTTACGGTGATTGGCGCGGCTGGCGCGATTTTAACGCCGCTGCTCCCCACCATTCTCGGTTTGGGCGGCGCCTTTGCTCTGATCGGCGTAGGTATCGCCGGTTTGGGTGCTGGACTTCTCCTTGTGGGGACGGGCTTGACTGCTATCGCGGTCGGTATCACGGGACTGGCAACCTCTCTGGGAGCCGGCGTGACCATCATTGTGGCCGGATTGACCTCCATCATTACCGGAATTGCCGCACTGATTCCCGCGATTGCCCAGCAGCTGGGTGAGGCAGTCATCGCCTTTGCGGAGGTCATTACCAATGGCGCTCCGGCGATCGGAAACGCGGTCAAGGCACTGGTTCTCACACTGGTCGACGTTCTGGTGGAGTGCGTCCCGGCGATTGCCGACGGCGCTTTGGAGTTGATTGCCGGCGTCCTCGCGGCTTTGGCAACCTACACGCCCCAAATCGTTGATTCCATCATGCAGTTCCTGATCGAAGTGATCGATGGTTTGGCGCGCAATCTTCCGACTCTGATCCAGTCTGTGGTCAATTTGTTAATGTCCTTCTTCTCCGGGATCGTATCCGCATTGGGGAGCATCGACACCGATGCGCTCTTGCAGGGGATCGCCGGGATCGGACTTCTCAGCGGCATCATGGTTGCCCTCGGCGCTTTGGCCGGGCTGATCCCCTCCGCTATGGTGGGCGTACTCGGTCTTGGCGTGGTCATGGCGGAACTCGCCGTTGTGCTGGCCGCTATCGGCGGTTTGGCGCAGATCCCAGGGCTTGACTGGCTGATCGGCGAGGGTGGAAAGCTGCTGCAAACCATTGGCAACGCCATTGGCGGGTTCATCGGCGGTATTGTCGGCGGGTTTATGAGCGGCGTATCCAGCTCCTTCCCGCAGATCGGGGCCGACCTCGGAGCATTTATGACCAATGTGCAGCCGTTTATCAACGGAGCAAAGAGTATCGACGCCTCCATGCTGGGCGGTGTTAAAGCACTTACTGAGGCGATTCTGCTTATTACAGCTGCCGATTTGCTGGAGGGCCTGACCTCTTGGTTGACTGGAGGTTCTTCCCTATCCGACTTTGCCGAGCAGCTTGTCCCCTTCGGCGAGGCGATGGTACAGTTCTCCAACAGTATTACCGGGCTTGACGGTGATTTGGTCAGCACGGCGGCAATCGCCGGAAAAACCTTGGCAGAGATGGCCGCGACGCTGCCCAACAGTGGCGGCATTGTTGGTTTCTTTGCCGGGGAGAATGATATGGGCGAGTTTGGAAACCAGTTGGTTGGTTTCGGCGAGTCCATGATGAAGTTTGCGGCAAGCATCAAGGGGCTGGATACCGATGCTGTGACCAATGCGGCTACCGCAGGTAAGGCTATGGCAGAAATGGCGGCTACACTTCCGAACACAGGAGGAGCTGTTGCTTTCTTCACCGGCGACAATGATATGAGCGCCTTTGGCGATCAACTGGTGCCCTTCGGTGAAGCAATCAAAGCCTACTCCGACGCTGTGACCGGGTTGGATGTGGACGCAGTGAAGAACTCTGCCATTGCCGGGCAGGCCATGTCTGAACTGGCAGCCACACTTCCGAACACGGGAGGGGCTGTTGCTTTCTTCGCTGGCGATAATGACATGGCGACGTTCGGTGACCAGTTAGCCTCCTTCGGCGAGTCCATGAAGAATTATTCAAAATCGGTTAGCGGTCTGGATGGAGATGCCGTTGCTAACTCGGCTGTTGCCGGAAAAACTCTTGTGGAATTGGCAAACACCATCCCCAATACTGGAGGCTTGGTAGCCTTCTTTACCGGCGATAATGACCTGGAAACTTTCGGCGATCAGTTGGTGCCCTTTGGAGAGGCGATGAAGGCCTATTCCGACAGTGTGACCGGCATGGACAGCGAAGCAGTCACGGCCTCCGCTACGGCGGCGAAAGCTCTCGCGGAACTGCAAAGTTCACTGCCTAATATTGGAGGCGTGGTGGACTTCTTTACCGGTGGGAACGATTTGGAGACCTTTGCAAATGGCCTGCTTCCCTTTGGAGAGGGCATGAAGGCTTATGCCGATGCTGTGACCGGAATGGATACGGGGGCGGTGTCCGCCTCTGTGACTGCGGCTCAGGCCCTTGCCGCGCTCCAGGCATCTCTCCCCAGTGTGGGCGGGGTGATGGAGTTCTTCACCGGTGGGAATGACCTCGGCATATTTGCCGATGGTGTTCTGTCCTTTGGAGAGGCGATGAAATCCTATGGTGATGCCGTTTCCGGTATTGACACCGGGGCTGTGTCCGCCTCGGCTGTGGCGGCTCAGGCGCTGGCTCAGCTGCAAGCATCCCTTCCCAATGTGGGCGGCATCATGGAGTTCTTTACCGGTGGGAACGACCTCAGCAAGTTCTCGGAGGGCGTTATCCCCTTCGGTGAGGCCATGAAGTCCTATGGCGAGGCTGTGGCCGGCATCAATGCCGACGCTGTTGAGGCGTCCGGAGTCGCGGCCCAGTCCCTGGCAAAACTCCAGGCTACTTTGCCGCAGGTCGGTGGGGTCATGGAATTCTTCACGGGAGGAAATGACCTCGGCAAGTTTGCAGAGGGTATCGTGCCCTTCGGCCAAGCTATGAAATCTTATGGAGAGGCTGTGGCGGATATTAAGGCTGAGGCCATTACTGCCTCCGCCATTGCCGCCCAGTCCTTGGCACAACTTCAGGCTGATTTGCCCAATGTGGGCGGCGTGATGGCCTTCTTCAACGGGAGCAATGACCTTGGCACTTTTGCGGCGGGCATTGTCCCCTTCGGCGCGGCGATGAAATCCTATGGCGACGCCGTGGCTGAAATCAATGCCAATTCTATTACCGCCTCTGCGGTCGCCGCTCAGTCGCTGGCAAGGCTGCAAGAGTCCCTTCCCCTGGTGGGAGGCGTTATGACCTTCTTTAACGGGAGCAATGACCTGGCGACCTTTGCCGCCGGAATCGTACCCTTTGGCGTGGCCATGAAGTCTTACAGTGACGCCGTAGCCGACATCAACCCGACCGCAGTGGAGAGTTCCGCCTCCGCCGGGCAAGCCCTGGTGGAGCTGGCGAACACGTTGCCCAATACCGGTGGATTGGTCTCCTTCTTCACGGGAGGAACCGACCTTGCCGCATTTGGAGATGACCTTACGGCCTTTGGGGTAGATCTGGCCGCCTATGCGGAGGCCATTAAAGATGTGAAGCCGGAAGCAGTAACGGCCTCGGCCAATGCCGCAAGCGCCTTGTCTAATCTGGCGACGGGTCTTCCCGACAGCAGTCTGTTTGACCAGTGGTTCGGTGGAGATCAGACCTTGGCCTCCTTTGGCGCGGATATCTCTAAGTTTGGCTCTTCCATGAAGGATTACTACAACGAGGTATCCGGCATCGACATCGGCAAATTGTCCGACGTCATTACCCAGGTTTGGGATCTGATCGACCTGGCGGAAGGGGTCAACGGCATCAACACCAGCGGCCTGACTAATTTCGCCGACAGCATGAAGAAGATGGGGGACACCGGGATCTCCGGATTCACCGAGGCCTTCTACAACTGTGGTGACACCATCAACGGTGCCGTGGTCAGCATGCTGTCCTCTGTCAGCGGCTCCATTACATCGAACATTTCTGTGGCGAGTTCCGCCATGGAGACGCTTGTGGAGTCGATGGCAAATATTGTGGATGGCAAGGTCATCGTGATTGAAGACGCGATCGAGGGGATGATGCGAAACATCGGAACCACGATCACCTCGTCCTCCAACACCGTGAAAACGGCCATGGGGGCGGTAGTCACGGCGGCTGCGTCCAAAATCAACAGCATGAAGCCGGAGTTCGAGACCGCCGGCGAGAATGCCGGTCAGGGTTTCGTCAACGGTATCCGGTCTAAGTTCGGCGCCTCCAGTTCTGCGGGCCGCAGCCTGGGTCTGGCCGCGCTCAACGCGGCGAAGAAGGCCCTGGACAGCCATTCTCCTTCCCGGGAGTTTATCTACCTGGGCGAGAACATCGGCGAGGGCCTGGCTATTGGCGTGAACAACAGCATAGTCCCGGCCGCCCAGGCGACCTCCAACATGATTGGGGAAGTTATCGATGTCAGCAACAAGGGTATCGACGCCTGGAAGGACTGGGTCGACGAGAAGACCTATTACGACGAGCTGAGCCTGAAAGATCAGCTGGCCGGATGGGAGAATCTTCAGAAGCAGTACAAAGCCGGTTCTGAGGAGCGCAAGGAGATCGACCGTGAGGTCTATCGACTTCAAAATGAACTGGTGGCGTCCACCTATCAGGCCTCCATCGGCTGGATCGAGGAGGAGAAATACTACAACCGCCTGAGCACCGAGGAGGAATTGGCCGCCTATGAGCGGATGCAGTCCCGATACATGGAAGGCAGCGAAGAGCGGATGGAGATCGACCGGAAGGTCTATACCCTTCGTAACCAGCTTGTGGACGAGTCCTATCAGAACTCCATGGACTGGATCGAGAAAGAAAAGAACTACGGTCGAATGAGCCTTGCCGATGAACTGGCGGCCTATAAGCGCGTCCAGAGCCGGTATGCAGCCGGTACGGAAGAGCGCGAGGAGATGGACTTGAAGGTCTATCAGTTGGAGAAGGAGATCTATGAGGCTCAGCAGCAGTACATCGCCGATGTGCAGGAGGTTCAGGAATCCGCCAATCGGAAGCGCATTCAGCTGGAGCAGGAGTATGCCGACAAAGTCCAATCCATCAATGAGCAGCTGGAACGGGATATTCAGTCTCTGAATGACCAGTACCAGAACGCTGTGGAGTCCCGCACCAACAGCCTCTATCAGTCCTACGGCCTCTTTGACGAGGTGACGGAGAAGGAGGCGGTCAGCAGTGACACGCTGATGAAGAATCTGGAGGGGCAGGTCCAGGAGTTCGGTGAGTGGCAGGATATTTTGGGTCAGCTTTCTGCCAGAGGCGTTGACTCCGAGCTGATTTCTGAACTTCAGGAGATGGGGCCGTCCGCTATCGAAGAGATCCGGGCGCTCAACTCCATGAGCGACGACGAGCTGGAGAAGTATGTCTCTCTCTGGTCCATCAAGCATGCTCAGGCCCGGGAGCAGGCTGTCAGCGAGTTGGAAGGCATGCGCATCGAAACCCAGGAGCAGATCGCTCAGCTGCGCGCCGACGCGGAAGTGGAGTTGGAGGAGTATCGGCTTACCTGGCAGGAAGAAATGGCTCAGTTGGAGGCAGATACCAGCAGTCAGCTGGCATCACTCCGTCGGGAGTTTGCGGAAAATGTGGGCCTGATCAAGAAGGACACCGAGGCCGAGATGAAGGAAATGACTGCGGTTGCCACAAAGATCCTGTCCGAAGCCGGATGGACCGAAACAGGTCAACAGATTCCCGCTGGTCTTGCGCAGGGCGTTGCCATGTCGAAATCCACTTTCCTGGACGAGCTGACCAATATGGCGCTCGCCGGTGTGGAGGCAGTCAAGAGCACACTGGAGATCAACTCTCCCTCCCGGGTTTTCCGGGAGCTGGGTAACTTCACGGGCCTCGGCTTTGTGAATGGCCTTGCGGATTATGCGGAGAAATCCTATGCCGCAGGCGCTAATATGGCGGATTATGCGACGGATGGGCTCTCCAACGCCATGTCCATTGTGGCAGACCTTCTCAATGGCGACATGGATACCCAGCCTACAATTCGTCCCGTGCTTGACCTTTCTAATGTGATGCACGGCGCGGAGCAGCTCGACAGTCTATTCTATCCGCAGCGGACCATTGGACTTGCCGGGCAAGCTAGTTTGGCGTTTGCCGAGTCTGGCAGAAATGGTGGAACAACGGTCAATGTGGACAACGACGATGTTGTGGAGGAGCTCCGTGCTCTGCGCAGTGAAATGGCGGAAATGACAGAGCGGATGGAGCGGATGCGGGTCGTGCTGGATACCGGTACTCTGGTCGGTGAGATGGCAGGGCCTATGGACAATGCCCTCGGACAGAGGGCGGCACGCAGAGGAAGGGGGAACTAAGCTTGTACCACTCGGTTAGCTTTGGGGATAAAAACTCTTGGGACGACTGGAGGCTTGTCCCCTCCTCTCGGCCTCTCTTCAATCCTCCGGCCCAGAAGGTGACGACGCTGGATATACCCGGTGGGGATGGGGTGATCGACTTATCCCAGTCTCTCACCGGGTATCCGGTGTATCAGAACCGGACGGGCTCGATTGAGTTTATTGTGATGAACGACTTCAAGCCTTGGCATATGGCCTATTCCGACATCATGGACTACCTGCACGGGCAAAAGCTGCGCGCGGTGCTGGAAGATGACCCAGAGTATTTCTATGAAGGGCGGTTCACCGTCAATGCCTGGAAGTCGGAAAAGGACTGGTCGCGCATCACCATTGACTATGATGTGGGGCCCTACAAGTGGTCGCTCCTGTCCTCGACGGACGACTGGCTGTGGGACCCCTTCAACTTTCAAAATGGCGTGATTCGGCCTGCTCTCTTCAAGAACATCGCCGTGACCACTGTCAAGAAAACCGTCAAGCTGGCCGCAGATCTGTTTGGAAGGGCTCCGGTCTGTCCTCAATTTTTCGTGACAAGTTCTGACAAGCGGGGTGTGCATATCCGGTTTGTCAATCCCACACTGGGGCTGGACGAAACTAAGCTGCTTACCGATGGAACCATCCAGTTCCCGGAATTTGTGTTCTTCGGTGACCAGGGAGCGACCCTGGAGCTGTGGTGTGACACTGGGACCGGGACGGTGTCTGTGGACTTCAGAGTTGGGAGGTTGTGACCGATGTATAGTATTTATGCGGATGGCGTGTGCATCTACAACGATGTGTTCTCGCTGGACGATATGAAGGTCGTAAACCCCAAGCTGACGCTGGAGGACAGTGCGGCAGGCTCTCTGGAACTAACGCTTCCCCACACCAACAAGGCCTATGACACCATCATCCGTATGGTCACGGAGATCTCCGTGAAAAAGCATGGGGAAGAGATTTGGTCTGGGCGTGTGCTCTCAGAAAGTAAGGACTTCTGGAACAACCGTGTGCTCTACTGTGAGGGGGAACTGGCGTACTTCAACGACTCGGTACAGCCTCCGGCGGAGTACGCCGGAAAATCTGTTCGAGAGTATCTGGAACATCTGATTTCCGTTCACAATGCCAAGGTTGGTGCCAACCGGCAGTTTGCTCTTGGCGCAGTGACAGTGGTGGATGAAAACTTCCCCACCTACTACACCAACTACGAGAAGACTATGGAGCTGCTCAACGCCTTGGTGGAAACCTATGGCGGTCATCTCCGGGTTCGGAAGGTGGACGGGGTGCGGTATCTGGATTATTTGAAAGAGTACCCCGACACTTGCAGCCAGGTTATTCAGTTTGGATCTAATCTCATTGACTTTACCCGCAACTGGGATTCCACTGAGTACGCCACGGCCATCGTGCCCCTGGGCAACCGGCTGGACGACAGCCCTATCGAAGCGCTGGATGCCTATTTGACGGTGGAGAGTGTGAACAATGGGAGCCTCTATGTTCAATCGGACGAGGCGGTCAAGAACTATGGCTGGATCGTCAAGACGGTGACCTGGGACGATGTGAGCGACCCGGCGGTGCTGCTGGAAAAGGCCAAGGAGTATCTGGCCGACCTTCAGTTTGACAATCTGGAGCTGGAACTAAGCGCCCTGGACCTGCACTATCTGGATGTGAACACCGAGGCGGTCAAGCTGCTGGACGAGATCCGGGTCATCTCCCGTCCCCACGGTCTGGACCGCCTGTTTCCGGTGACCAAGCTGGAGATCCCATTGGATCATCCGGAGAACACCCAGTTCAAAATGGGGGATTCTGTGCAGGTCAGCCTCACCAGCGTCAACAACCAGACCAACGCCGCGGTGCTGGAGAAGATTGACAATCTCCCCAAGGCCCATTCCATTCTCAAGGAGGCCCAGGAGAATGCCACCGAGATCATGAACATGGCCACCACGGGCTACATCACCATCACCCGGGATGAATATGGCTCAGACACTTTGTATATTTCCAATGTCCGGGACTATACCAAGGCCGATAAGCTCTGGAAGTGGAACATGAATGGTCTGGGGTACTCCAATGACGGCGGAAAGACCTATGGGCTGGCCATCACCATGGACGGCTCTATCGTAGCCAACTATGTCAATACGGGCGTACTGAGCGCTGATATCATTCGGGCGGGTATGCTCAAGGACATCAGCGGGAACTTCTCCCTGGACATGGAGACCGGCACGCTGACCATGAAGAAGGGCTCCATCGACATCGGAAATGGTAACTTCACCGTGGACGAGCAGGGCAACCTCTACGCTCGGCGGGGCACCTTTGCGGGCACCCTGTCCGGCGCCAACGGGACCTTTGGCGGTCAGCTGGTAGCGGCCACCGGAGACTTCAAAGGCGTGGTGCAGGCCGAGGACTTCCTGGACCGCTATGGCAACAGTATGATGAACGGAACCAAATTTGCCTCCGACTATCTGGATCTTTATGGAATCACCATTACCAACCGAAGCACTGGGGAGATCACTTTCGCGGTCAGTTCCACAGGCCGCATTACCATCAACGGCCAAATCAGCATGGGCGCTGGGAGTGTGATTGACTGGTCCAGTGTCAGCAATACCAACCTGGCCTATAATCCGGCCTACTCCATGGCAAACGACGCCTACAATTTGGCGGATGATGCAATGTGGGAGGCGGAGACGGCCTATGACCGGGCGGACCGGGCTTATAAGCTGGCCGATTCTATTGAGATGCCAAGCTATATTCGGTCTACTTATATTGGCCCTACGGAAATTCGTTCCCCTGTTATTCAGGGTGGGCAGTTCTATGGTGAGGAGTTCAACATCATCGCTGGAAGCGATTATGGAAGTTTTAATCTATATGGCCCATATGGGGACCGTCGATTTCACATGCTGACCATCGAGTATTACGAGGGCGATGCCCCCTATATTGACATTTACAGTCCTTGTGGAGGCTATATCACCATTGGCCGGAGAAACACCGGCGGTGTTGTGTATTTCGAGGGATATGTGGATTTTAGTGGAGCGACCGTCCAAGGTCTCGATTTAGGAACAGGAGAATGACATGCCATGAAGAAAACATTGAAAAACTCAGAGGTGTTTGAGCGGCTCCATTCGCTCAAGCCCTTGCTTTCCCGACGGGATAAGATTGGCTACATCGCCGCTCGGAACTACCGCTTTCTCTCCAACTCCCTTGTGGAGTATGAGACCATCCGCCGGAGCCTGATCGAGAAGTATGGCGAAGAGGGTAAGGACGAGCATGGAGCGCCGACCTATGTCCTCAAAATGGATTCCCCCAACTTCAAGCAGTTCTGCGACGAGCTGGCCCCCTTCAATGAGATGGAACATGAGGTGGAACTAATGACGGCGAAGTACGATGATGCGGCGGGGAACCTGTCCGGAGAGGAAATTTTGGCCATCGACTGGATGCTGGAAGATTAGGAAGGGGTGAGTTGATTTGGCCGATATCAGCAGTTATCTAAAGAAAATTCTGGAGGCGATTTATGGCGAAGAGGTGCGCGGTTCCATCCACGATGCCCTGGCTGCCATGAATCAGGAGTCCTCCAGCGCCATGGAGTTTGCGGCTACGGCCAAGGACTCTGCCGCCGCCTCTGCCGAGAAAGCCAAGACGGAGGCGGACACCGCCACTAAAAAGGCGTCTGAGGCTCTGGATTCCGCCGGGAAGGCCGCTCTTTCTGAGTCTGCCGCAAAGGCATCTGAAACCCTGGCAAAGCAGTATTCCGATGACGCCATCGGTGCGGCCAACCGGGCCAAGGAGTCGGAGACCAATGCGGCCAACTCGGAGGCGGTCGCCCTTCAGGAGTCCCGCGAGGCGGAGGACGCCAAGAATGCCGCCGCACTCAGCGCAGCCGAGGCCAAGGCCGCCGAGGAACGGGTCAAGACCGTCAAGACTGAGGTGGAGACCCTGGGCGCTCAGGCCATGGCAGATGCTAAGACGGCTCAGGCTGCTAAGGAGGCTGCCGAAACTGCCCGGGACGCCGCTAAGCTCAGCGAGACCAATGCTAAGAACTCAGAAACCTCTGCTTTGGAGTCCAAGGCTGCCGCTGAGACGGCGAAGAACGAGGCTCTTTCCGCCAAGGAGAGTGCTGAGGACGATGCCCTGGCCGCTGTTCAGGCTAAAGAAGATGCCGAGAGTGCCAAGACTGCCGCGGAACAGGCAAAGACCGCCGCAGAGGAGAGCGCCTCCGACGCCGCAGACAGCGCCGTCAAAGCGGAACAGTACAGTGGAAAGCCGCCCAAGCCTCAAAATGGAACTTGGTGGATTTGGAACGCCGACACCGGCGAGTATTACGACAGCCACATCAGCTGCGAGCTGCCGGGGCCCACTGGTGTCGGCATTGACGATATCCAGCTGACAAGCGGCGACCACTCTCCAGGCACCACGGATATTTACACCGTGCTGCTGACAGACGGGTCCTCCTACAACATCTCGGTCTACAATGGCCTGAATGGTACTGGCGCCGGCGATGTGCTGGGGATCTCCTTTGATTTGGTCATTCCGGCGTCCGGATGGAAAGATGGGAGCATCACCATTGCTGACAGCAGACTTTTGGCTCTTGCGACCCACAAATATTTTCTCAGCGCAGATGAAGTCTGTAAGGAGGAGTTCATCGACTGCAATGTGCAGCCGAAGGACATCACCGCGACAGGCTTTATTACTTTTACCAATGAGAGCGACCCCGCCATGGATTTGACGGTCAATCTCATTCGATTTGAGCTGTCCGGGAACGGGGCTATTCAGTGAGGAGGTGTAACCCATGGAAATTGCAGTGAAAGAAACCTACGCCCACATGCTCAAGGATGAAAGCCTGGTGCAGAACTCTGAAAAGATCTACATTGTGGAATTCATTTTTGACCAGAGCTGGGATAGGTACACCAAGACAGCCGTTTTTAAGGCTGGAAGCGTGGAACTTTCCGTACCGCTGACCGACGATCGCTGTATCATTCCTGCCGAGTGTCTGAAACAGGCGGGAGTCAATCTTCATGTCGGTGTGAACGGCGTGAACGGTGAGGAGCAGAAGGACACCATTTGGTGCCTGACCAGCCGCATCATGTATGCCGTCGATGCGACCCAGCTGATTCCGCCTGCCTATTCTGGAGGAGATATCCGAGCCCAGATTTTGGAGGTTATCCGAGAGAATACGGCCACGGACGAGGAAGTCGACCAGGCGCTGGACGAGGCATTTGGAACCGATTGGACGCCGCCTGATAATCCCGATGACCCGGAGGACCCGGATAATACCGCCACCGACGAAGAGGTGGAGGACATTCTCGATGCTGTTTTCGGCGAAGAGCCGTAAACAAATATTTTTAAGGGGGGACATATTTATGTCTAAGCACACCACTCTTGACCAGCTGAAAATGCTGGCCCAGCGCACCAAGGCTGAGATCGACCAGGTCGAATCCAAGTCTCTGGTGGGCATCAAGGTCAACGGCACAGCGCTGTCCATCGCCGACAAGATGGTGGACATCCTGATCGCCACCGGCACTGCTAACGGCACTGTTGCCGTCAACGGTGTTGATGTGGCGGTGAAGGGGCTTGCCGCTCTGGCCTACAAGGCTCAGGTGTCCGAGGCTGATCTGGACACCGCTCTGAAGGCGGTTCTGGACGCCAAGGCCTCCGGCGCTGATCTGGCTACCCTGATCGGCACCGACACCGGAAAGAGCGCCCGTACCATCGCCAATGAGGAGCTGGCCGCGCAGCTGATTCCTGAGAGCGCCAAGGATTCCCTGGACACCCTGACCGAGATCGCCCAGTGGATTCAGGATCACCCCGATGACGCCTCTGCGATGAACTCCGCCATCGCCAAGCTCAACGGCATCGTTGCCGGCATCGGCGGTGAGGATGACGACTACGCCACCGTGATGGCCGCCATCGAGGGCAAGATCGCCGCCGCCATGGAGAGCATCTCCGCCGGCGCCACCAAGGTCGAGGCCTCTGAGATCAACGGCAACATCAAGATCGATGGTGAGGAGACCACTGTCTACACCCACCCCACTACTACCGCTGTTGCGGCCGGCTTTAAGAAGGTCGGCAACGACGACAAGGGCCATGTGGTGCTGGGCGCCGACGTGACCAAGCAGGACATCGTGGCTCTGGGCATCCCCGCTCAGGATACCACCTATCAGCCTGCCACCACCGAGGCGAACGGCCTGATGTCCAAGGAGGACAAGACCAAGCTGGACGGCATGGAGGTCGCGCTCGATACCGAGGTGACTGCCATGCTGAACGAGGTCTTCGGCACCACGGAGAACGGTCAGGAGACTGCCTGAGTAACCGCGAAGAGGGGGATGGGGTGATCCTGTCCCCCTCTTACTTTTCCTGAAAGGAGCTCTGACATGGCAGAGAAGAAAGTTACAACTCTTGGGCAGCTGCAAGCTTTGGCAGAAAAGGGGAAGCTCGATACCCTAAATCGTATCGACAAGCTTTTGGAGATTATCACCCCTCTGCTGGAGAGCGCACAGCATACCGGTATCACCGTTACTCTGCCGGCCGAGAACTGGAGCGGCAGAGCTCAGACTGTGCAGGACGAGTCCCTCTTAGCTGACGGAAACTACTGGTATATTGTGTGCGCCGACGCGGACTGCTTTATGGCGGCGAGCGAAACCGGCGTGAAAGCCGACAATATCACCGTTGACGGTCAGGTCACGTTCCACTGTGAGGTCACTCCGGTGGAGGATCTGACCATTTATATTTTGCGACTGGAGGTTGAGCAGAGCAATGAGTAATGCTAACGTCGGCAAGGTCTTTAACATGACCGGCGGCAACGGCGGAGGCGGCTCTCTGAAGCTGGAGACCCTGACCATCACCAAACAGCCCAACAAGACGGTCTATAAGTCCGGAGAGGCCTTTGACCCCACGGGCATGATCGTTACCGCGGGCTATGGTTATGGTCTCACTTCGGATGTGACCGGATACTCCGTGTCGCCTCAGACTTTGACGGACGGGGTCACGGAGGTGACCATCACCTATACCGAGGGCCGCGTCACCAAGACGGCTATGGTCTCCGTCACGGTGGAGAAGGTGCTGGTATCCATTGCCGTCACCACCAACCCCGACAAAATGACCTACAACTATCTGGAGCAGTTTGCTCCGGCCGGGATGGTAGTCACCGCTACTTTCTCGGATGAGTCTACCCAGGTCGTGGACGGATATACCTATCCCGATACCGCGTTCTCCACGCTGGGCGAGCAGGCGGTGGAAATCGGCTATGCCTATGAGGGCGTGACCAAGACCACCAGCCTGAATGTGATGGTCAACCCTGTTCAGGTGGCTTTTCCCGTTCAAAATGGAGTAATCACCTATGATGGGACAAACAAGACGCCTGCCTGGACCGGGTACGACTCGGTGAAAATGTCCATCAGCGGGGAAACCAACGGCATCAACGCGGGCAGCTACACCGCCCATTTCACACTGGTATATGGCTATGAGTTCCCCAATGGTACGGACGAAGCCGACGCCGAGTGGTCTATCGGCAGAGCGACCATCGCCTCTCTTCCCACCCAGAGCAATGTGCTGGCGGCCAACGGCACGCCGCAGACGCCCATCTGGGATGGCTATGATGTGGAGAAGATGACCATTGGGGGCGACCGGGTCGGAACCGACGCGGGCAATTACACCGCCACCTTTACCCCCAAGTCCAACTACCAGTGGTGGGACGGGACAACGGAGGCCAAGGAGGTCCAGTGGACGATCACCAGCGTCATCGTGCCCATCCCGACACAGAAGGGCTCCCTCACCTACAATGGGGCGGCCCAGACGCCGGAATGGGACAACTTTGACCAGGAGAACTCCTCGGTATCGGTGACGGCTCAGACCAATGCGGGAACCCACACCGCCACCTTTACCCTGCTGAACGGCATGTGGTCGGACGGCACCACGGGTAAGAAGACGGTGAACTGGACCATCGGCCGGGCGTCTATCCCCGCTGTCCCCGCCCAGAGCGGCTCGCTGAAGTATGACGGCAATCCCAAGACCCCGTCCTGGGACACCAATTACGACAGCAACAAGATGACCGTGTCAGTGGAGGCGAAGGTCAACGCCGGCACCGGCTACACCGCCTCCTTCACCCCGACGGCCAACTACCAGTGGTGGGACGGCTCCATCGAGGCCAAGACTGCGACCTGGGCCATCGGCAAGGGTGACCAGGTGGTATCCGTGAGTCCGGCAAGCGTGACGCTGAACACCAGCGCCCGGAGCGCCAAATTCACAGTGACCCGAAATGGCAACGGTGTCATTACCGCTACCTCCAACAACACCGGCGTGGCTACCGTCGGCAACATCAACCAGACCACCGGCGAGGTAACGGTGAACAGCGTGAACGACACTACGGGCACGGCTGTCATCACGGTCAAGGTGGCCGAGGGCACCAACTATCTGGCCGGCGCCGACAAGTCTGTTCAGGTTAAAGCTCAGTTCGTGACCATCTACGGCGTGGAATGGGACTGGACTTCCGGCGGCTCTACCAAGGGTACTCGCACGGACGGCGCGGCCGGGTTTGGCGACCCCAATCCGGCGGTGAACAACGGCTCCGGCTCCTCTCCCTTCGACAATCTCTATCCCTGGAATGGGATGGTGAAGGAAACTCGTTCCGGCGGCGTGATGGTCAAGGAGCCCAAGTATTGGTACAAGTGGACCAAGACGGGCAAGAAGCTGAAGCTCCAGATCGCAGACGGCCCGGTGGAAGGGTTCCATGTGGACCCGGTGAACATGGATCGGGGCGACGGCCTGGGCGAGCTGGACTTCTCCTACATCGGCCGCTATCACTGCGGGAGCGATTACAAGTCCTCCACCAATGTGGCGCAGAAGGTGAACATCACCCGGAGCACAGCCCGGAGCGGTATCCACAATCTGGGCTCTTACATTTGGCAGATCGACTTTGCCCAGTTCTGGTATGTGAACATGCTCTTCCTGGTGGAGTTCGCCGATTGGAACGGCGAGCGGATCGGCAGAGGCTGTTCCGCCAACAACTCCAAGGAGAACAATGGCCGGACAGACGCCATGCAGTATCATACCGGCACCACGGCGGCCAACCGAAACAGCTATGGCTTTACCCAGTACCGGAACATCGAGGGCTGGTGGGACAATGTCTATGATTGGCTGGATGGCTGTTACTACAACAATAATGGCCTGAATGTCATCAAGAATCCCAACCAGTTCAGCGACAGTGCCAATGGCGTACTCGTCGGTAAGCCGGTAGGTGGTTATCCGTCTGACTTCACCATCCCGACACAAGATGGTCTGGAGTGGGCGCTGTTCCCGTGTGCGGCCGCAGGAAGTACCACAACGTATGTCCCGGATTACTGGGTTTTCAACGGTGGTAACCCGTGCCTGTTCCATGGCGGTGGCTATAGCCAGAGCCAGTTTCACGGGCCTTTCTACATTCTCTACAGCTACGCGTCGGGCCAGAACGCCAGCATCGGCTGTCGCCTCCAGGAACGCCCGCCGAAGGCGGCGTGACCACTCCCCTGTGGAGGAGGGGGTTTGGGGTGAGGGGCCCGCAGGCCCTTCCCCCAAGCTCCGCCTTATCAAAATTCAAAATGGAGTGAAATCACTCTGATAAACCGCTTTTCCTTTGGTAAGGGGAAAGCGCGGGGTCAACTTTGCAGCAGACGATGTCCCGGATAACTGGAATTTCAACGGTAGTAACCCGTGCCTGCACCATGGCGGTAACTATAACCAGAACCAGAATCACGGGCCTTTCTACATTAACTACAACAACGCGTCGAACCAGAACACCAACATCGGCTGTCGCATCCTTGCTAAGCCATAGGCTAACCCTCCATTTGGTAGTCAGGGTTCCTCACCCTTTCTATTACGCATCGTTGACCGCGCAGCACTTGCTGAAGATAAGCCGTCAGGACACAGCTTAGTACACTTCGGGCCAAGTCTCGCCTTGGAACCACCCGCGGCGATGGAACAGTTGTGAGGCTACAAGGAGGAAAAATATCCCTGATGAAACGAGTTAGAATTTACCAACAAATCATCTCCGATGAAAACCTGCGCCTGGCTATCCAGGAAGTCAATCGCGGTCACCGGAGAAACGGCGACCACAGCTTGAACAAGAAAGTCCTGGAAATCGAGGCGCATGTGGATGAATATGTGGTGAAACTCCGCAAGTTCATCGAGGACCTGGTGACCGGGGACGAGCACATGCACAAACCACTGCAACGGCGGAAGTGGGACCGGAATGCGGACAGCGGCAAGGGGAAATGGCGAGAGATCAACGAACCGCTGCTCTGGCCGGACCAGTATGTCCACCATGCGGTGGTGCAGCCCATGATTCCGCACATCAAGCGGAGCATGGACAAGTATTGCATCGCAAGTGTTCCTGGGCGGGGCAACTCCTACGGCGTGAAGGCGCTGAAAAACTGGATGAAGAACGATCCAGTGGGCACTCAATACTGCGTGGAGTGTGATATTCGCCACTGCTTTGTAGAGGTGGACCCGCCCTATGTCATCAACGCACTGAAACGGCTGTTCAAAGACCGGGAAACCCTATGGCTCTGCGACGCCCTGATGGAGTACGGCGTGCTGATCGGCGCGTTCTTCTCCTCCTGGTTCCTTCATCTGCTGCTCCAACCTCTGGACCTGATGGTCCACCAAAAGCAATATGGCGTGAGCCACTACCTGCGGCAGATGGACAACTTCACTATTTTTGGCTCCAATAAGCGGAAGCTGAGAAAGCTGCTGGAGGACATCAAGGCTTGGCTGGGCGAGATCGGCATGAAGCTGAAGGATAACTGGCAGATCTTCCGGGTGGGCTTTACGCCGAGAGTGGCGAAGGCTCATGAAGGGTTATCGGAGAAGAAGCAGCGACACCGCCGCCCGAGGATTCCGTCGGCATTGGGCTACCGTTTCGGGCATGAATATACAATCCTCCGAAAGCACAACCTGTTCCGACTCAAACAGGCGCTGCACATTTACTACCATCGAAGGGACCACAACCGGGTCATCTCATTCAAGAGGGCCTCCGGGCTTATCTCCCGATTGGGTCAACTTCGCAAATGCAATAGTCAACGGATATTAAAGCGGTATTACCAACCGAAGACAATGTTCGATCTGAAGAAAGTCGTCAGAAGAGAATGCCGGCGACTTCAGAAATTATATCCGCCTTATCAGGCGGCATGAAAGGAGTGGCACTATGAAAGTTCAGGGGATGGTCAATCCGGGCAGTTTTACGGTAGAGCAGATCCCGGGGACCAAGCGGAGCCTTGTGCGGCTCTTCCAGAATGTGACGCCCGTTGAGACGGAGGAGTTCACTGGATTCGAGTATGACGAATACCATGTGGAGGTCGAAACCTGGGATGGCATCGTCAAGAACGTACAGGACAACTATGACGAGTTCCTGCAAAAAGGCAAAGACAACGAGATTGACCGGAGCAACAGCGCGCTGTATCGGGCACAGGTGGACACCGACGCCATGAATGTGGACCAGGAATTTCGTCTGACCCTGCTGGAGCTGGGGCTGACGGATCTGGATATTTAAGACAAGGGAGGATCTTATCATGTTGTATCGGACTTTGAAGCGGATGATCGAGCGAGGCCAGACTGCCGGACTGGAGGAGAAGATTGATATTTTCTTCGCTGTGGGCAAGGTCACGGAGAGCGAATACCAGGAGCTGATCGGGATGCTGAATGCCGGCGGTACTACCGTCTGATTCCATCCGATTTATCCTTAGTGACAAAGGGGAAATCTAATGGATGAATTTCTGGAAGTTTTCGGAGACTTGAAAGTGGCTACAGTCATCACGGTGCTTGTGGCCATTTTCTTTATCTGGAAACTGTATAAAACGGCCCGTAAACAGCTGATCGAGAAGTACAAGAAGGAAGAAGCCAAAGAAAAGCAAGTGCAGGAGATCATCGACCAGGCGGCCAATTACCCCAAATGGCACCAGCAGAGTCTTGATATTCAGCAGAAGTTCTCTGATGCGATTGCAGCGATTGAGGCATCCCAGAACAATAATCTGGAGCTCTTGAATCATCTCGGACGAATGCTTGCGGAAAACGAGGCCACCACCTGCCGGTATCGGATCTTGCGGTTCAATGACGAGATCCTGCACGACCAAAGGCACACCAAGGAGCACTTCGATCAAATTCTGGATGATGTGACCCGGTACGAAAAGTTCTGTAAGGATCACCCGGAATATGAGAACAACAAAGCCATTTTGGCCATCGAGAACATCAAGCGTGTCTACAAGAAATGCACGGATGAAGGCACTTTCTTGTGATGGGCAGAGATGCTGTTGTATTGTGCCCTTTGGTGAGCATTTGGCTTGGTCCATAAGCAGTCGTAAAGAGCGGAAAAAGGTGTAGGAGAGTCGGTTATTTCTTGACTACTCCTACACCTTGACCGTT